TTAAGAAGATACGGAATCTTTATCCCGAACTTGATTTTCAGTATAAGAAGCACTGCCCGGACTGCCACCGCCAGCAGAAGTATTATTGCCGCCACTGTTATTATCTTCTGCCGGAATCTGAGCTTCGTCTCGTATTCGGTCAATTTCGCCGAGTATTCGCTCAACTTCTGATTCGTATTGAGTAAACAGGTATTCAACTCTTTCAACTCCGTCTGTAATGCCTCGACTTGTCTTGATGATGTTTGCAATTCGCTCTCTGCTATCAGCAACTGTTCCGTCAAGAGCAGCGACTGTTGCTTCAAGTTTTCCAGCTGCGTATGAATTTCCGCTGACAACGCTTGTAGTGTCGGCTCTGAGCTTTCCGCATGTGCAGCAGTCGGAAAAAAGAACACTGACGCCAAAAAGAAAAACAAAAGACAAAATGATTTTCGCATAGTTACATCTCCTCATAAAAAACCTCTTATTTCTTGCGCAAACCGCCCAAAAGCCGCTCACGGCTTCTCAGGGCGATTTTCGCGCCGTCCTGTGTAATTCCGTTCTGCTCGAACACGATAAAGTCATTGTTGAGACTTCCAAGATAGATGGCCACATGACCAAATTTGTTAGTTCCGCTTTCATCCCAGACAAGAACATCGCCAGGAACAAACGACTTGTTCGTGATTTTTGAGAAGTATTTCTTCTCCAGTGGCATTTTGTTGTAATCGAGGTACAAATCTTTTGCACCGCCGCTTGTAGCGCATGAGCCTGTGTGTTCAGGAATTCCGAGAACATCAAGCGCATACTGGCGGAACAAATCAACGCATTGTGCGCCGAAAACTCCGTCATAATCGACTTTCTTTCCAGTGTTTTTCTTCACGAATTCTTCAATCGTCATTTCTGCCCTCCCTGGCGCTCATACACACGCCGAATCCTTACCAGCTCGCGGATTATTTCCTCGACCCAGTTGCACATCCGATGATTGAACTCTGCCGTCTTAAATTCATTGCGCACACCCATGCTGTAGACAAGCGAGCAGATTTTTCTTTGCTTGGTGCTGATGTATTCCTCTGAATCCTCGATGTGATTGAATGTTATCCACCGCACAAACTCATCGTATGCGACCTCAAGAATGTATTTTGTAAAGTAACCGTCATAAAGCAAATCAGGTGTTACCTGCTTGATTTTTGACACAAGCCCCATCAAGTAGACATGGGTAAAATCACACTGCTCGCGGATTATCGCCCGCTCTGTATCAGATGCGGATCTTGCACGCCCCACCTGAATATGCTTTGTCCTTATACGAATCATCCCGGTTTTTATCATCACGACGATAATCAAAAGCACAAGAATTATGCTGATGATTGTCTGCAAGGCATTCGCACTTGTCAGAACATTCGATATTGCTTCCCACATAAAAAATTGTTCTCCTACGGATAAAAAAATGCCAGGACTGACGGAAAATCCTAAGGATTCCGGCAATCCTGGCATTTATTGGTTTTATAATACTTTGTGTCTTATGGCATTTCAAGCGGTCAGTTCTTCCAATTCGTTGATTTCTGCCCGCCATGCCTGGCGTTCTGCAATCTGCTCTGCATACTCCTTTGCGGTCGCACTGCCCTCCGCGATTTTTGCGGCAATGTAATCAGTTTCGGCGAGCTTCGCTTTCAGCTGGCGGATTCTCACCTCAGCATCATCACGTTGTTTTTCTTCATCAGTTTTTCCGATGAAGATTTTTCCGTCAATAATCCGGGCAAGGCTTCCTGCAGCCTCAAACTCCTCGTCTGAGACCTCCATTTCAGCCTTGCCGATTCCGTCCATTGTCTTCATCGCTTCCATGTCGGTATGATGAATGACAGCTCCATTTTTTCTTGCAAGATATACCATCGCTTGCCTCCTCGTTTTCTATGCGCTCCGGCAAACGCATGGTTTTAATTTTTACGCACTCACAAGAGTGTGGTCATATATGAACAGCTCGTTGTAGAGCTTATCCATTTTCTTTAGTTTATTATAACAGTCAAAACGCTTTTTGAAACCACCGCGCCAAGACTGATATGATGTTCTAACATCATTCATAGTCATTTTACCGTCGCTAAGTTTTTTACAGAACTTTTTCAGTTTCCGCCTCTCGTAAATTAAACCTTTTCCGCGAGAAAGCCTTATAATTTTTCTAGATTTTGTAAGAATATATTTACCTTTCAAATAGCAAACTCCTTGACTAAGTTTTACAATTCTGGTTTTCTTCTCACTCAAAGTGATTCCTATTTCAGAGCACATGGAGCGGATGTCTGATAATAACAGTTTCAGTTTTTCTTTCGATGTATGGATTATATAAATATCATCGTTATGCCTAGCAAAATATTTCATTCGCCAGACTTCTTTTATGTAATGGTCGATGACAGATGGGAAAGCCAGGGCACATATCTGTGATACCTCGCTTCCTAAACCAAGAGATTTAACCGGTCCGAAAGCGGATATAAAGCTCTTCGTAAGAGCCAACACTCGTTCGTCTTTGATTTGTTTTTCAAGCACATGATATAGAGCCTCGTGATTTATACTGCCGAAATAATCCTTAAAGTCTATCAGAAGAGCATAGCCTTCATTGGAATTTCCGTTCTCTCTGTAAAATCTGCGCAGATGTGCAGTAAGCCTTCTCAAAGAAAAACCAACTCCTTTTCCTTTAATGCTGGCTCCGTTGTCGTACACAAGAGAATACTTGAGAATCGGAACCAAGGTTTCCATGCACAGGCTTTTCTGAATGACACGCTCAGAGATATGTACGCTTTTTATGTGGCGAATTTTTCCTCGTTCATTTACATCAAATTCAACGAACCCTTTTCTTACATCTTCGCCAGCTAGAAGTTTTCTTTTTGCTTCATACACATTCGGCAACAAAGAAGCTTCATATCTTTGGACACTACATTTCCAAGATACACCTTTTTTAGATTTTTTAAATGCATGGCACAAACTATCGGCATTCGCAACGCGCTCGAAGTTATCACACATTCCTACAGCAGCAATTCTTTTTGCTTCCCGTCGTGCCTTACGTCGTTGATAACGCAGTTCATGCCTTTTGTCACTCATATCTAACGCTCCTCTGAGAATAAAAAAAACAGCTCCGCACGGCATTCGGACATTTTTCCATACTTCCACGTCGAAAGTATGTGTCCGTTCTACGGAGTATGCCGCATACGCCACCGGGAATGAAACATTCAGCCGCAGCCCTGAATGCCATGCATGGACCTTTTAAAGTCCGCGTCCTCCCGGACGTGTCAGAACATGTCTAAACGACTTTTGCGGAGGGCTTTACGCCAGTCCGCAGGCTACTTTCTCCTTCTGTGTCGGACGACTCGGCTTTATAAATAAAATAAGCCTGACGTGTGTCGTCTCACGGAATCGGGCGAAATGCCACCAGCCCACCCAGCCGCATTGTTGTTGTTGGCATTTCCATTGTTGTTGCAATTGCAAAAACAAGACGTACAGAAAGTACCCCCTTTTTAACTTACTATATTTTTACGGCTTTCATACGAATATACACATAATCTGCATACCATTTGCCGCTTTTACACAGTTTTCCTTTCAAACCATCAACTACCTCCATAACAATCTGTTTTCTCAAAGCTGCATCATCTATTTGAGCAAATGCCTGTCGATCTACGCTCATTATCCATTTCACAAGCCCGTCCCTTCCCTGTAATTTTGCAAGTTCATCACGAACTTCCGCTTTAACAACTTTCATCCCATGTTTTTCAACAAGCGATGTATAATCACTGACAGTTGGAAAATAAAAAGGTATTTTATATACATACCCATATTTTGAAAACACTTCCGACAATTTATTATGAATCAATGTATTACAACCGGCTCCTGCTGTTTCAAAGACGAACTGACCGCCTTTTTTCAATGCCGCCGAAATACAAGATAACATAGATTCTTGAAGTTCTTCTTTTACCCAATGGAATACACCCTTGGAAAATACGACATCAACTTTTTTCTCAACTGAAAAATCGGCAGCATCAGAACGTATGAAAGTTATTCCGGGATGTTCTTTTCTTGCAATTTCAAGCATTTGTTCGGAGATGTCGATTCCTATAACACTTAGTCCGTTTGACTTTAATATAGCAGTCTGTTTGCCATTACCACAGCCGAGGTCTATTGCCGTCCTTGCATTTTCAAAATCAATCAATTCCATAACCCCACTTAAAGTTACGGCTTCAAGCATCTTCGCAATTCGGTTATCAGATTTTCTCCAGCTTTTTAGCAGCCCTATTTCAGAGTTTATGGCCTCTATATATGGCATGTATTTTTCTGCACTTAATGGCAATGTGTCCTCACAATCGTTCAATTCCTGTATCAACTGCTCACAGTTTATTATGGCAGCGTTTTGGAAACTGCGCCTATCAGAAAGTTCCCTTTCACTTTTAGCATGAATTGTATTTGCCGCAGTTATGTTCCAAATTAAATTTCTGAGTAAAATTCGAATATTTTTTGCACTCTCGATAATATCTTCGTCATACCAGTCATCAGGAAGCGTTGGGTCTATCTTCGATGCATTTTTGCGAGAATGAATTCCGAAATCACGTCTAAGGAATTCTTTCATATCCTTCCGCAATTTTTTTGCATTGTGATAGAACTCCATGTCCGATAATCCTTTTTTACTCTTAGGTACAGGCATAACATTTCACCTATAAAAAAATTTACGACCCGCTTACGCGGGTTTTGTAATTATAACACAAATTCTTTTTCTTCGCCCCACAAGGGGGCGAGATTTTAAGATTGTGTGTCGCTGAGAGCGACACAGATAGCGGGCGAAATGCCACCAGCCAACCCAGCCGCATTGTGGTTGGTGGCTTGTCCAGTGTCGTGGCAATAGCAAAAACAAGACGGGTTCTCACTTGACGGTGATGCTACCCACCATCCTCTTCGAGAACCGTTCAAAGTCTTCACTTTATAAACAGTTCCTTCCCTATATGCAGGCCACTGCCCCTGAAAGCCGTTCCATGTTTTCTCGCTCCAAACAGGGCATCCCCACACTTCGGGTTCCGTAGGAATAAATGTGGAATCTTTGTACCAGCCCCATGAACCTTTTGTTGAATACAGGCGAGGCACTTCCATCAGATAATCACCAAGCACAGCCTTGAGACCTGCCGCGAATTTGTCGTTCAGCCATTCACGAAGTTCTGATGCCGGATAACCGCCAGTATTTGTGTCAGTCGCATTCATCCGCTTTTCAAGAACATTGTTCCTGAACTGAAAAATGATATGAGGTTTTACAACTTCTGTATCTCCGCAATGCAGAAGTGTGTTAAAGCCCATAATCATAATGCGCAGGTTCTTGTAGTTGGCATTCCATGTATATGTAACACCATCTACAGTAATCGAAGCAAAATCAATGTACGCACACAATTTCAGACCGTCAAACCGATGCTGTGCGTACCATTCCTTAAGTTTCGGAATCACCTGAAGCGATTCTGCCTGTGTAGCGGGACTGTCAGAATGTACCGCACGAATTCCCAGCAAATCAAGAAGATTCACAGCTTTGCTTTCATCAACAAGAGCAGATGTGTCAAAAGCATTAGCAGTCAAAAGGCTGTCCGTCTGAGCCTTAGAGTAAGCCCCGACCTGTGCCGCCGTCGTATTGTGCGGGTTCGATGTATTGCTCTTGTGGTTTGCCAGCTGCTTTACAAGCTCATCGCTTACGGCGCAGTTTGTGCCCACTTCGATTGAGTCTCCCTCTGCGATTGCAGCAGTCGCTGTGTAAAGCACATCGTTGTACATAAACTGCTCGCCGATTGCATAGGCATGAGCAGACTCTGCCGAAGCCTCAACAGGCGCGATTTCTGCCTGAGTGTTTTCTATCTTTGCTTTCAGATAGCGGGTGCGGTTTGCCAGCTGCTTTGCCTGAACATTGTCAATCCCGTCTGCTCCACCCTGGAGCGGGTCATCAGTTTCAAGCTGGTAGATGCCATTTTCCCACTTTGTTTCTTCGCTTAAATTTGCCATGTTCTATTCCTCCCTTAGAAAATCCAAGTCCAGTGTCCTTCGATGCTGATGTCAGATTCCTTGTAAATCGGATTCTCGCGAACCTTGCGGCACAGGAGAGTTCCGTCGCCTGACAGAAGTCCGAACTCCATGATTGCCATGCCGTTGTTCTCGCTTACGCCAAGTTCCCAGTTTGTCTGAATCTGACCCATTGCAGGATATTCAAAACCTTCAACGGGTTTTGTATAAGCTCCTGTAATTGCGGTGTCGGTTACTTCCGGGGCTGTTCCGCTTGTACCGAATGCGATTCTTGCAATCGGTCTGTTAGTTGTGTCACCCGCAAAAAGCCTTGCCGCCTGATTTCTTGCGCCGTTTACGATAAGGTTGTGGTCTTCGTATTCCTCAATAACCTTTCCGTTCTTTTTTACGACCATCTTGAAGATTCCTTTCACCGGAAATCTTTCCACATCTTTCTGCATTATCATGCCTCCCATTAGTTATATTGCTTCAAGCACTCCGCTTTTCCGCGTTATGCTGCTGTCCCTGGTATATTGCCCGCCACGGAAAAACCACCAGCGTTTTCCGGATTCAAAGGAATCCGACAAGCTCCAACTGTCTGATACCGTCGATTCCGCAAGGTGCATTTCGTGAGGGTCGGTAATTCCGTTGCTTGAACGGTAAGCCGTTCTGCCGCGCAGTATCGTTCCGTTTCTTCTGTACCCTCGTCCGATTACATCAGAAATGGAGCTTTCAAAGGCTCCTTCCATACTTTCATCACGCACGGGAAAACTGTCCGCGTTTTTCTGTCCGACAGTTTCAAAAACAAAACTGTCAGATTCGCTCCAATTTTCCACCGCATCAGAAAGCATCGAGAACCGCGATGTAAAGTCCACGAGCCTGTCGCTTGCCCTGTGATGTATTCCGTCACGGACAAGACTACCGTTTCTTTTGTATCTTCTTCCGATGCCGTCAGCCGAATTCATAACGGCTTTCTTTTCGTCAGTGTCAGAAATATCAATGCGCTCTGTAATGGACTGCTCCATGCTGTCAAAGAAAAAGCGGTCGTTTGTAAAGGCAGCCGCATAGCCGCTTCTCCGTTCACTTCCGTTTCTGCATACTGCGCCGTTCCGTTTTAGGTGAGATTTCCATGCATCTGACAGAATCCGCCGGTAGCAGAGTGCAAGCACATCAAGGATTCCAGAATTGTGCAGGACTGGTGTATTTACTTCTTCATCAGCCTTAACCTTGTGAAGCTCGTTTCTTCGCTCTACGGCACCGTTCCTTAATTCCGAGCCGTCACGGAAAAGCGGCACAAAATGTGTCGGTAAGACCGTAACGCCGTCACGCAGAACGCGACCGTTCCGCAATATGGTGTTTCTCGGAAAGTGCTCTTTTTCAAAGCGATGAACTTTTTTCTCGTCGCTCTCGTCAATCGGGAACTCTTCTGTCATGTTGAACAGCTCCCGCGTATCGTATGCGATTCCAGCTCCGACAATCTGCCTGATGATGCGGTTGAAATCTACAGTGTCATTAAAGCCGTCGTGAAGGATTCGCAATCCCGCCGGATAGTTCGGCACGAGATGAACGGTCTCCGATGTAAAGAAGAATTTGACGAAGCGGATAATATCCTCAACTGTCCCGTCCGCAGTGTTCAGCATAGTCCGAAGTTTCAGATAAATCCTGTAAATACGGTCGCTGTTGCCGCCCCTGTCCTCTCCGAGAATCTTTCCAATTCGGTCAAGTTCCGCACCGCTCGCGTTGTCAATATCAAACTGCCCGCTCATGTCACGGATGTTCTTGTCGAGCTCTTCAAGTTGCGCGTCATCGTATTCGGCAAGTTTAAGCGTGTCCCCGGAACAGAGCCACTGAGGAAAATGCTTCGGCTTATTGAATGACGAAAAATCTATTTTATCCATCAGCCTGCGACCTCCACGCTAATACGGCTCTCGTCAAGGACAGCTATCTCAACCTCTCCTACGGCAATGTTCGCAGAAGCGTACTCGCTGGCATCAGGCGGAGTATCCGGGTCAAGGGTAGCCGCTACTTTTATCTCCGCGTGTGCGATTCCTGGAACTTCATAAACAGGAATAGCAAGTCTCTGAAAAATAAGGTCAACGGCAACTCCAAGGTTCTCAGCTCCCCATGAAACGATATTGCTTTTTATTGCCGCCGCACCGCCCGCAGGGAATTCTTCTTCGTCATAAAGGATAAGGGCTATCTTTATCCAGATGTTGCGGTTTACAGGCCTTGAAAAACCGACATCCCAGTCATATCCCTGACTGTCCTTTACTGTCTGGACTGTATTTCCATAAGGCTGTATTCCCGCCGGTCCGTTTGCAAAAATGGTCTCAGCTATCGTCTGTGCATCTCCGCCGACAACAACAGCCTCGTAGCTTTTCGGCGGTCTGCCGCTTGCTTCAATGATGCCGCGGTTTGAATATACCCTCGCATAAGTCACGCCAGTCAGCTTAGAAATTGCGTTTTCAATGGCAGGTTCGGTGCAGGTAGCCTGTTTCTGCCGTGTGTTCATATTCACCCTAAGTTCCGTATCACTCTCAGCATCCCGCCCTGTTACTCCTGTGGCATAATTCGTAACAGAAGAAACACCTGAAACATTTGACACCATAGCGGTAAGGGTTCCGCTCGGCGCATAGATTCTACCGGCATTTTTTGCCGCAAACACGGCAGGAGTGCCGACTGATTTTATTTCGAGTGCGCCGGAAACATCAGCTGAAAACGCAGTTACGCCATCAGCTGATAAGATGCGGAGTCCTTCATCACCGATATTTTCAACTGACAATGTTTCACCGAGTGTTTCTGAAATCTGGGCAGAAAGGGCATCCCGCAAGCCTTCCTTAGTGTCACCCTCAGAAAAAGTCACTGAAAGCGTTGAAGTTCCCAGCGTAATAGACAGATCCGATTCATCGCTTACGCTGACTTCAACACCGAGAATGTTTGTTTTTGTAATGTCTACAGCCTTTGTAAGTGCAAAAAGGTCTTCCGTCGTAGAAAGTTTTGCAAGTGAACCTTGCGGCACATTAGTACCTTCGTCGCCCCAAAGACAAGCAGTTACCTGAGTTTTCTTTGCAGCCTCACGCTCAACATTCACAAAAGCCGCAAGACGGTCAAGGAAAATACCTTTCGCACTGTCCTTGTCGCCAGCATTCCATAAGCCTTCAAGCTGTTCCCAAAGTGCAGCGATTTTTGCCGCCTGGTTTCCTACATACGCGCCCGCAACGCTCTCGTCCGATAAGTCAATATCGTCACCGAAAGCACCACGGAAGGCTTCTTTTTCTTCTTCAAGGATTACCGAAAGCGGCTTTATAACGAATCCTGCATCTGTAAGTCCGTACTGTGTTTTTTTCATTCACTGCCTCCTACCGCAACTTCATTCATTTCAAGCACCTCACCGTTGTCACACTGGGCGGAAAAACTGACCGTAAATAAGCGGGTTTTCGGGTCAAGTTCGCTTGAGAACGACAGGAGTTTCTTTATCCCACTGATGCCGGAAACCTTCACTCGGATTGCGCTTTCAAGAATCGCCCTGTGTCCGTCCTTATCCATATCCCATGAGGGAATGTAAGGAATGCCAAGCCGTGTATCGAGATACCACTCGCCTTTTAAGAGCGAAAGACAGCACCGTACTTTCTGCTGCATATACTGCAAATAACCAGAAGTCATAGTCATGCCGCGTTTATCCCAAAGAAAACTGTTCGTGCCGGGTTCAAGTGCAAAATCTTTCATGCTATGCTTCCTCCGCCAGTTCCTGAAACAAATGGAGCTTTCAGGTTCACGGAAATACTTCCGGCTTTCAAATATGAATCAATGGCAGATGCCATTTCCTGTGCATAATGCTCGTTTCCGCCGCTCACCATGTTATCCATTGCGCTGAAACAGGCTTTCAGCTTGTTTTCTATGGTCGCCTTGCTTCCGCTGAATTTTCCCTGAGCTGGTCCCGAAAAAGAACTTGTCGCACCGCTCGAAGTTGTTACAGTTCCTTTTGAAGTTTCTGAAACTGTATCGTTTGCCGAACATGCTTTGTCTATATCCGCTGCCATGTGGGAAGCAAGTCCGTTGTTGTCATACCCTGCTGTAAAAGTTGAATACAAATCATCTGCAAGGGAAGAATCGTCTATGGTCATTTTCCCCTCGCCGCTTCCTGCATAAGAACCGGCTGGTGCGGCTCCTGCATCTGTCGTAGTCGTATCACCTGTGAGAATATATGTCTTTATGTTCTCAGCTACATTGTCAGCCATGTAGCGGTCGCCGCTTCCGTCGGTGATGTCGTTCATTGCCAGGAATGTGGCCAGCAATGCGCTTTGTAATGTCGAAACTACAAGTGCCATTATTCTCCCGCCTCCATAACCTTGCCGAGGTCGCTTTTATCAGTGCCGAAGTTCTGCGCATCTGTGTTGAAATTCTGCTCGTCCGTCGCGAATTTCGCCTGGTCATCCGGGCTTACATTGTGATTTGCAGGGCTTCCCACCGTCTTATGACCTTTGACATTTCCCGCAAAGGTCTTCGAGTTCTGTGCCGCAGTCTTCATATCGTCAAGGATTTTGCTCATAACCGTGAAAAAATCCTTGCTGTCGTTTTTGAAGCTCAGCTTGTTTCCCTTTACGGTCAGCACGGCTTTCTGCTGAGTAACCTGAATCTTCTCATCATCCATTACGACCGAAGAAATCAAATCACCGTCCGGCTTTGCCTTATGTACCACGCAGAAACCGTCTCCCTCTGCACCGATGAATTCAGAAGGCTGTAAGCCTGGAATTACAATGCAGTCCATAAGACTGAACCTTCTCGGGTCATTTTCCTCAATTCCGCTTCCGCCTGAATCACGCCATGTGTCAGTTCCGCGTTCCATACAGATGCAGAGAACCTCATCGTCTTTTTCAAGCGGATAGCAGACTGTGTACTGTTTTGTGCCGGGAAAAAGCACAGGCGCATCAGGAATTACAGGAAAATCAACAAACTCGCCGGACGGCAGCTTACGCTTTATGCTCGGCTGAATGTCCGCACGGCGGGTGTCCTTGTCGTATTTTACGACCACGCCCGGAAAAGCCGTGTGGATGTTCGTCATTGAGTAATCAAAATTTTCTTTCAACAGCCGCGTAAGTTCGTCCATTACAAAGCCTCCGCCTCAATATCAACACGGAAGTCACCGTCCATGTTGCTTCCCCTGCACTTTGCGCTCTGAATCACAAGTTCGCCTTTAAAGGTCGAGGATTCAATGCTTACCGAAGCACCAGGAACAAGCTGGGGGTTCAGCTTTGCTCCGAATACCCAGCGGTTTGGTGCTTCTTCGTTTATATCCCTGCACTCCGTCTTATCGCTCATCGGCTGAGGAAGCGTAAGAAGGTCTCCGCCCTCTTCAAGCGTAAGCTCGGAGCTATCAGTTTCTTTTCCCTGCTCGTATATGTACAAGGTTTCGTCCTGCACGGTATAGAAAAGCCCGTAGCGGGCAAGCAGTTCTGTAAGTCCGTCCGTTGCCATTCCGATAAAGCAGTATCCGTGCGGATATTTTTCTCCGTCAGGAATCAAGTCCGTTCCCTTGTATGCCAGCCCGATTGCATCAAGAAGAGCCTGGGCAATCGTCAGCGCATCAGTGTCGGGCGCATAGGAAAGAGACACCATACCGCCCATCACGGCAGTCCGACCGTCATACGCTTCAATCGTCGTCACATAGTCGTTATCTTCACGAGTACGGTTTCCGCAGAGAATGTCGCCCGTGAAAATCGTTCCTGTCGCTTCGTCCTTATATCCCGCCCTAAGAAGGATATGACCGTCAGCTTCAGTAACCTGTGCCGAAGTTTCTTTTGTCAGGTTATAGACACGGATAACGGCACGGTTTGATTCCTTCCCGCAAGTGCGCTCTATGTCAAAATCTATTCGCAGGTCTTCAATTTTTACGCTCTCGCCGTCCTTTGTCGTAACGGAAAGACCTACATATCTCTGAAATGCCATTTTCAAGCCTCCCCGAAGTCAAAATATCCGAGAAGAAAACGGCTTCCAAAGTTGTCTCTGTCGAGTTCCGCAGTTGAAAGGTCGCTCATCTTGTCCAAGACAATAAGCATTCCCACCGGCAGTTTTGGAACGCTCACCCTGTATTTCGCAAGCAGGTCAATTTCAGGAACAAGCCGAAGCCCTCCAAGAAGCAGGTTGTCGTCAGAATCTGAAATTGACATCTGCCATATTTCCTGTCGCTCGTTCCATGAAAAATAGAGCTTGTAGAGCGAGCCGCCCATAGTAATTTTCTGTGTCCAGCGCGGATATTCGTCCGCGTGAGTTTCAATTATGAACCACTCCATACTAAAGCCCCGTCTCACTTCTGAACGCCACTCTCTGGCTGTCAGTCATCATTCCGTTTTTCTGCCACTCGTCAGCCCGCTTCGTGATGAAGTTTTCTTTTGGCTGCTCCGTGCCGCTTTTTCCTGTATTCGCAGCACCCTGAGCCTGTTCGGTTGCAGGTGTCGCGGCGGATGTCGTGACAGGAGCCTTTTTGAATGTGCATGAAAACGGCAGGTCGTTTCCCGATGATTCGTCGCGCACGATTTCAAGGCTCGTTATGACCATTCCGGTCATGGTTGTAAGGCCTGTCACAATATCCATAGGCTGTTTTGTTTCTTTCAGCCTTTTCAATTCCTCATACGCGCTTACAACACGCTCGCGCGGATATGAATCAGGAAAAGAAATTTCTGAAATGCTTTTCGGCGGGGCAGACTGAACGACCTCGAACTTCGTCGCTCCGATGAATGCCTCAACCGTAAGCTCGTCCGGCTCTTCCGTGACAGTTCCAGATCCGCTCGTGTCTTTTCCTTCCGACGGCTTATCAGTCAGCTTGTTACCGAAGCGGTAAGTTTCAGAAAAAAAAGCGTCTATTTCAATTCCGGCTGTCGAATCCTCATCAGTCGGATAAATGCACTTAACAACCTTTGCCATTATGCGCTCCTTGCTTCCGGTGACGGAATTGTGCCACGGCTTCCGTTTATCGCATCACGGAGCGCACCTTTTACGCCGTTTTCAACTGCACGGCGTGCCTGTTCAGCCGTCATGCCGCTTGCATTGACGGTTACATGAATCGGAGTGTTGTAAACGCTGGAAGAAGAATGTCTGCTGTAGTCGTTGCTTACGCTCTGCCTTACCGCCTGAGATGCCGAACTGTCGGCAAGCGCATAAGAATGCTCTGGTCTAGCCTGTGCGAAGTATTCTGCAAGGCGGTCAACAAGAGAGCCTGGATTCTTCATCGCAAAAATTGTATCGTCCGGGTGCGTTGAATAAGTTCCGTCCGGCGTAAGAATCATGTCGTTTACTTTTGTCGGTTCAGGAGCGTTACTGCTTTCACCACCGGTAAAGAAGTTTACTGCACCGTCCCACAGCCCGCCGAAGAAGCCTTTTACTTTCTCCCAGCCGTCTTTAAGTGTGTTGATGAAGCCGAAGAACTGATTCTTTACACCGTCAAACAGTCCTGTAAAAATATTTCCTATGGCTTCTGCAATAGAAACGACACCGTTTTTAAGTGAATCCCACAGACTGCTGAAAAAATCAGTAAGACCAGTCCACAAACTTTTTATAACATCAAGAACTTTTGAGAACGGTTCTGCAAGCCCTGCAATGATGTTAGAAGCTGCTGAAACAATACCGTCCCACAGCCCACCAAAGAAACCGGTAATAGAACTCCATATAGCTTTTATCTGTTCAATGATTGCAGAGAAAACGCCTGTTATACCGCTCCATATTTTTTCAGCGACAGAAATTATACCGCTCCAGAGATTTGAGAAGAATTCTGTTATTGTGTTCCAAACGGCTTTTACGTCCTCAACAATAACCGAGAAGAAATCAACAAGAGCACTCCATACAGATTTTGCAACGGCTACGATGTTTTCCCACAAAGCTGAGAAGAAACCTGTGATTTTTGACCATACCGCCTTGATGCCGTCGAGAACTTTCGTTAAGACCTGCTTTAGTTTGTTGAAAGCTGCAACCGCACTATTTTTTACTCCTTCCCAAAGTTTCTTGAAGAACTCTCCTACAGCTTTAGCTCCTTTGATTACGGCATCCTTTATTTTGTCCCAGTGCTTTCTGACAAGCAGTATTGCCCCAATAATGAGCATAGGAATAGGTGCAATAATTGTTGCCAATACAAGCAGCATTCCTTTCACATAGTTTGGAAGCCCGCCAAAGAAGTTTTTTATGGAGTTCCAGATATTTACAAAAAAGTTCTTGATGGAGCGACCTATTCCAACGAAGAAATTTCCTACAGCCTTGAAAGCTGTTATAAAAGCATTTTTTATGGTTTCCCATATACCGACAAAGAAATTGCCGACTGCTTTTGCTCCAGCTATAAGCGCATTTTTGATTGTCTCCCAGTTTTTTACGATAAGCATGATTCCGGCAATAATTGCCGCCGGAATCGGAAACAAAATCGCAAGAATTGCAGCACCGAACTTCTTAAAGAATTCCCATACAGCTTTTATGCCTTTAATCAGTGCGGCCTTAACGACATCCCATTTTTTTACAAGCAGGGTAATAACACCGATTAATCCGACTACAGCAATAATAATAAGTCCAATTGGATTTGCTGCCATAACAGCGTTGAGGACAGTCTGCACGGCAGTCCATATTTTAATTGCAGATACGATTCCGAGAATTATGTATGCTATTGGCTTTAGTGCAGGACCGAGAGTTTCTATTCCAGCAGCGAAAACAGACAGCACGGCTCCGACTATTTTTCCAAGAGTTTCAAAAACAGGAGTGAGCGCACTGACTGCCACTGCAAGGTCTGATGTGTCTTTTTCAACATCATCAAGTAACACCCCAATGGCATTGAAAACACTGTCACAAAGAACTTTCAATGCTTTTACAACAGGCATAACAAACGCCTGTATCGGCTCAAATGCAGCATTTAAAGCCTTTGCAAGATTACCGATAATCGGTCGGAGTTTTTCAAAGATTTTTCCGACACTCTCCCCCAGGTATTTAAAAGCCGGAGTGAGCGCATCTATCACAGGAAGAAGCTGCTCGATTATCTCTGCTACAAAACTGAACACATCTTTGAAAATTGGTTTCAGAGATTCAAGAACAGGTTTTACAAAAGCCTCTATAGGTTTGAATGCGAGTAAGATCGCCTTGGCGATTGCCAAAATGAAAGGACGGCTGCTCTGAAAGATACTCTCCATAAAGCCGAAAACATCTTTCAAAAGAGCCTTTATAGCTGTGAATGCACCGCCGTATTTTTCCATCTCCTGTTTGAGAAGATGAAATGCGATATAAACATCTGCGATTGCATTAAGAATTGCCTCAAAAGCCTTTGTACCGACAGCGACAATGTTGTCCTGCATACTGCGCCCAAGATTTAGCACGGCACTCATAATGTCTTTTATTCTGTCAATGACATTTGAGCCTATACCTTCCTTGATTGCCGCCGTTAATGACTGAAACTGTTTTATGAGACCTGGAAGCGTTTTGCTCTGCTTCGCAAGCATTCCGTTATACTTTCCACCCTCGCTGGTTATATGCTTGAGGGCTGCGGCACACTGTTCGTAAGACACTCCGGCTTTTTCAATTTCTGCACGGCTCTTGCCAGTCATCTTTGACACTTCGCCAACGACATCAAAGCCCTGGCCTACGAACTGCTTTAAATCCGTAGCATCGGCCTTGCCTTTTGCGAATACCTGCCCCATATTGAGAGAAAGGCTTTTAAATGCTTCTCCATTTCCCTGGGCAATATCACCTAAGCGGGTAAGTGTCTCAGATGCATCTTCGGCCTGCATACCGAATGTGACCATTCCCTGCAATCCACCAATTGCGGCGGCAGTTCCGTAAAAATCAGAAACAGGTGAATAGTCTAAGTCATGGATTATTTGGTTTGCTTTTTCCTGGTCGCCAATCATAGTACCGAGAGTTACGCGATACTGCTCGACTTCACCAGTAGTGTCGAGAATGCTTTTTCCGAGAGCGGTTATTCCGGCGGCGGCAGCTACACCGCCAATAAGTTTGACGGCTTTGCCGATACCGCCGACCGCATTTGAAAGGTCTGAGGATTTTTTCTTTGCGGATTCTATTTTCCGCTCATATTCTTTAAGCGTACCGTCGTCAATCTTGAATCCAAGCCAAGTTGTAAGCTCACGAATTGTCATTTACTGTTTCCTCCATGCTTAGATTCAAAATCAATCAGACCGTCAACGGCGGCTTCTATGTCCTCATCCATGTCAAGGACTGCGTTCGCGTGCAGCAGGTCTTCGTAAGTCCACTTGTTTCTGAGTTCATCAAGCGGAACTCCCTTTTTCTGCCACACGCGCCAAATCAAAAACTCGTCCTCGATTTCAGGGGCGAGCGTTCCTACGCTTCCGATTTCGTCAAGGCGGGATTTGCTTCGCCGTTTACCTGAGCGAAGGTATTTATTCGCTGGGTTAGGCTTCCAATATTCCCCGCCACCTTCCCGAAAAAATCCGGATAGTTTGCCTCCAGTACAAGAAGCATAACAGGGTAAATCGAAAAGAGCCGACCGCCAAATACCTTGTTAAAATTCGCCTCGAAGTTGTCGCCGAACATCGCCACAATAGGTGTTCCGTCGTTTTCTGAGCCTTTTGCGGTAACATAGCGGAACATGCGCTGAACAAGCTTGACGAAGTTTTCCTCATCCAGGCTCGCTGTCAGCTTTTCAACCACGCCCGAAAGCGATTCCCCAGAAATGTCGGCTTCAGCAGTTCCTGCGCCCTTGAAAACATCAACAGCTTCGGCAAGTGCCGGACCGAGTGTCTTCATCAGATATGATTTCAGACGCAGGGCTTCGATAGCCGGGAACGGAGCGACTGTGAATGTGATTCCATCGATTACCTTTTCTTTAGTCTTTTCCATTTCCAGCTCCCGTTATACTCCGACCGTTCCCGCAGTAACGGCAACAGCAGCCTGTCCGGTGTGGAATACCCACGCCTGTTCCCCAGCTTCCTTACCGCGTGACCATGTAGGTTTTTCAACCCAAGCCTGCGGGAAGAAATGCTCTGCACCACTTGCAATCTCTGTGATTGAAAGCGGCAACATTCCAAGTCCTGTGGTTTCATCCGCAACCTGTGCTGCAGAAAGAACACCATTTGAAAGGCTTGTCTGCAAGAGTGTGACAGTTACATCGTAGCAGCCGTTTGCACTCTTAGAGCGTACTACCTCACCGTCTGCGCCAACCTTACGGGTAAAGCGTTCCTCGGCAGGAGCACACTCAACAAAAGAATCCTCGGCGTAGCCCATAATCGGAGTTCCGCCGAATGTGATAACGACCATCTTCGGATCGTATGTTGCCATCAATGGCTGACTAGGCATATTTCATTCCTCCTTACAGCGTTACTACGCCGTCAATAGCGGTCTTGTGGATAGCACCTGAAAGCGGTGCGTTGAACTTAACATCAGGAAGTTTTCTTTCAGCCTTTGCAGCCGCATCAACTTCATCCGCAGTCGGACATTCAATGGTGTATGCACCTTTTTTGAGAATCTGGTAAGTAACACCTTGCTCAAGTCCAGCCTTGAGCTGTCCTTTGATAGCTTCGATTCCTGAATCCTCATAAGGAACTTTGTCCTGCTGTGCAAGAGTTGTAAGAACAAGCTGCTGGATCTTAGCCTTAAGCCAGTCACAGCCGTGAATTACATCAATGTATTCTCCGCTTCCTACCTTACCCCAGCGTGTGAGCGGTAAATCAGAAACAGAAGTGTAGAAGTTGCAGTTCTTCTTTGCAGCCATTGCTCTCTGACCTTCGGAAAGAGAAACGGTCGGAGTAGCTTCAAGAGCTTTGAGTGCCCATGTCGCGCTTCCCGGATGCTTTGTAAGAATCTTTCCGAAAAGACCTGAAACAAAATAAGGGTCGCTCGGATGATAGAAACAGAAAACACGGTCAATGTTGTTTGTTTTAAGCCAGTCGGCAATGTCGCCGGAATCTTCATCAACAACAGTGCTGTCGCTCGTTACGATACCACCGAGCTTTTCATTTGCCTGTACCCAAAGCGCGAATTCCTGCAAATCAGCCTGAACATCGCTGTGGATTTCACAGGCATAGAAGCCGTTGTTGGCATCGTTACCCATTGCGTTGAGCGCATCTGTCCAGCTTGCATCAGCCGCGATAGGTGTATTTGTAGCTGTCACTGTCTGGTCATGGCTTGTACCGCCTGTAACCTGTAATGAAACTCCGCTTGGTGTAATTCCGTAGATTTCGATAACGAGCGGATTATCAGCTGAAACGGAAGCGTCCATCTGACCTGCAAAACGCTCGTTGATTTGTGCCGCAATTTTTTCAACTACAGCATTGCTTGAACCTTCTGTATCGAAGCTGACATCATCGAGTTTTACAGTGTTCAATGTGAGTGCAACTACATTGCCTGTAACGAAAGCCGCGCTGATTGTGATTTTTGAATCAGAAAGTCCGCTTGGTGCTTTCCAGCCCACATAAATATTCTTGATATGCGGTGACTGTGAGAACTGCCGTGCAGCAGCCTTGTAAACCCATGAGTCTGTTGAGAACCCAGCCTCAGCAACATCAGCCGCACTTCCAAAGATGCGGACACGATGTTTCTTGTCAAACCGTGGCTTTATACCTACCGGATTGAATTGGTCGGCAATAAGGTGTTCCGAGAATGAAGCCATAGAAGCGACAGATGTCTGCCGCGAAATATTGACTTCTACGATTTCGTCAATCTCTGCCATTATGCTCCTCCTGCATTTATGTCTATCTCTGGATTTGCGGGCATATCAGTCTGAACGCCGACGCTTTCAATCCAGCCAGTTTCCTCTTTCACTACGCGGATGTAAGTGACCGCGATGTCAAAAAATCCGTGCGTTTCAGTGCCGTTAGCCCTGTCCTCAGCTGATGTTGTAGTTCCTGTTATCGGATTGACCACAACACCGTTCCGCCTCAACATTAAGCGGTACTTTTCAGAACTGATGCTGTCCGCAATTTCGTCCAGCCGTTCCATGCATCGCTCACCCCAGCCGTGAATGCTCACGGTTTTCCGCATATCGAAGCGGCTCTCCTGCTCGCCGGTCTCTGGATCTACCCGGCTCTTCCACGGAAAAGTTGAACGAGTACCGCCAATCATCTGCATCGAAACAAACGGTGCTTTCGGTCTCGTTCCGCCCAATCCGTCCCACACAATCGGGCACGGAAATTTTTTTTCAGCAAGTACAGCCTCTATCCAATCATAGAGCGCATCCTGTACCATTTCGCGTTGTGTCCTCTCATCGCTCACTGCTCGCCCTCCTTTTCTTTCTTACAAAGAAGCTCCCAGTGAGGGAGAAGTCCGTTATTCCACGGCGCGGCAAGAATTACTTCATACCGAACGCCGTCTTTCTCTATTCTGTCGCCGGAAACGCCCTTGTCGGCATCTGCGGCGGTAAATGCAATTTCAATAGGTGCAAAACATTTGAATGTCTCGTCGTTTCTTTTACCTTCCGGCAGTTTCTGCAAATCCTGTCCGCTTGCAGGCTGCCATGTCCCTGAAAACTCAGTTCGCGTTTCAATTCCTTCCGACCAGCGACCTTTTAAAAGAACGCCTGGCGTAAAAGATATTTTTGTCAGCTCCGTACTTCTAAAAAGGCTCATTTCTTTTTCACTACCTCATAACTGACCGCATTTCGCATTGTTCCAGTGTCAATGAGCGGCTTAGAACTGCCCTTCTGTTTCACAGTAGACGCTTTGTTCGGTTCAAAACCGCCGTTCACTATGTTTTTCTTTATTCCAGAGGCTCCGAACTCACCGATTCGCTTCATCGCATCCTCGGCGGTCCGTTTGCCAGAAACTACGCTGTTGAACGCAGAATCCATAACTTTGTTTATCTGCTCCTGATTATTGTCTACCCAGGAGCGGATAAAAGGCCTTGAAGGAATATCTTTCGTTCCTTCTTCGTTGTATGCGGCGTATTCGGCGATGTTGGCACCGCTTTCACTGATATGATTTCCCTCAGTAATGCCGACCTTCACGCCCATCTTCTTGAACTTCGCAAGTTCTTTCAGAATGCCTTTATAACCGAGGTCTCTGTCCTCAACGCCGCTCTTACCCATTTTCCGAACTCCGCTTTATTCAGCCGTTTCAGTTGTGTGCTGTTTTGCAAAAATGCCGGGATTCAGGATTACCACAGTCAGTGAAACTGCGAAAATCACGAAAGCAACCACAAAAACAACCACAACAGGAACTCTTTCAGCCGCAAGAGAAACAACCGCAAGCATGAAGCTGAGGAGAATGACACAAACCCAGCCCCAGAATGAAATAAGAGCCTTTACAGGCGCAAAGTTTTTCATGCCGTGTCCCCCTATTTCTTTGTTTCTGTTTTTGCGGTGTTCGTTCCCTTGATTGAGCCTGTCACGGTCATGCCGAGCTTCGGCTTTGTAGGAACTTCAACAGCCTTTTCAAATTTCAATTTGCCAGTATCAATAAGCCTTTTACCCCAAGGGTCAGAAGCAATTGCTCTTGCCTGTGAGTCGCTAACAGTTCCGCCGTTTGGCTCGATTTTGATGCCGCACTTAAGAACCTGAGTTTCTTTAACACTTGCCGTATATTTCATACCATGCCTCCCGCAAGACCCGCCGTATTTACGCCCATTCTTGGGCGGCTTTTTATAAGCCCAAGCAGCATCTTGCCGTATTTCGTTGTTTCAAGCCCGCCGTTAGCATCTGACTGAGAACCTCCGGCAGCAAAGCTGACCGAAAGTCCGCCCTCAGTCATCGAAGCGACCTGCCCAAGCCCTAAAGCCGCGTTTCCGCCAGATCCAGCCGTTATCGTGAACAGATGGCAGGCGCGGTAAGCGACTGCATAGGCATACTGCTTGCCGAAAAACTTTCTGTCGGTGTTCTCCTCCGCCATTTTGACGAAAACAGAAAGAGACTCGTTTTTTGCAAGCGCAGGGCATATCGCGCCGATTATCTCGCGGGCAGTCATCAGTTCACCTTTGCGTCAGGGTCGTCAAAGTTAGGGATGCTGTCTCCGCCTTCGGCTGAGCCGCCTTTCCCCTCGTCTTCTGCTGAAACCTTCTCGCCTTTGAGGGCTGCAAGGAGAACTTCTTTTTTCTGAGACGGGTCAATGCCTTTTGCCTTTGCTGCGGCTTTAAGCTCGTTGTAGCTCATTTCATCGTAGCTCTTCGCTTCATCCCCGCTTCCAGCTGTGCCAGCAGATATTCCGCCTTCGGCTGAGCCGCCTTTGCTCTCGTCGATAATGTCGGAATCAGAAAGCCCGCTTTCGTCTCCGCTGATTTCGTCAATGTCCATGTTGAGCTGGCGCATACGCTTTACAACGAGAAGAGCGATTTCATCGGGAAGGCTGTCCTTGAACCATGCACGGAGAGTGTCCTTGCTTGAACAAGCAGACACTATCATTGCCGCTGTTGCGGTAGGAACATCTTTCAAAGTCCTTGCCTTTGCAGTCTGACCAGATTTCTTGGTCTCTACGCTGAACGGCTTTACAGTGCCGTCCGCAATTTCTGCGGCAAGGCTTCCCTTGATTTTCTCCCACTTCTCATCGCTGATTTCGTTAGTTCCCGGATTGAGAATCACATTCTCTGCAGAAACAGAATTTCCATCGCTGCCTACGACAGGAACGACCTTAATATGGGCATGTTTCGGTGTGTATTTAACAAACATCCACAGCCCCCTTAGCAGATTCCGTCAGCGTATGCAAATGCGCCAGGATAATACACGATTACACCGGCTGTCGAAGCCATACAAGGAATCTTGTATTCCATACCTTCCAGCTGGACATCGCCCTGCTCAAACTGATTTACAATCTGGTTCTCGCAGTGCATCTCGTCAAACTTTCCGACCATCACGCGACCTGTTTTTCCAGCGCCGATTGATTTGAGCTCGTTAAGCCAGTCAATCTTTTTGAGCATAGGAATGTTGTCGGTAATGTATTTGATGAGTGATGTGCTTGTGTCTCCGAGCCGTCTTGACTGCAATGCAGAATAGACAGGGAGCGGCAAAAGCAAAGTATCAGGCACTTCAACGCCTTTTGTCGGGTCGATTACGGAACCAAGCAAAATATTGATGTCGCGGATAATCTTATCCACATCTTTGTTTGCCCATGCCTTAGAGCTTCCTGTACCGTCCGCTGGAAGTGTTGCTTCCGTAAGGCCAGGGAAGTCGAGCATACCGTAAGTGCCTGTAGCCTTGTTTGAAACAAGGGTAAGCTCGTTGAGCTTTGTTTCGATTGCGTTTCTTGCGGCAAGAGCGCGTCTCTGCTCCAGGCGTTTTCCTGTGCGTGCGCTCTCGCGGATTTCCTTGATGTTGTAGCCGTAGCTGTCGCCGATGTCGAAAACCTTAACGGTGTCCTCTTCGCCGAACACATCAACGCGAGGGAAATCCTTTGCGTAATTTGCGATGACCTTTGCCTCGCCTGCTTCGGCATAACGCCTGTAGGTTATCTCGCTGATTCCGACGGGCAAATCTGTAGCCTGCGGAATAAGGGCAAGACCTTTCAGATCCGGGGTCTTCGCATCGTAAGTGCGTGACTTCACATATTCGGTCTCGCGGGCAAAAAATGCTGATTCTTTTGAATCAAGGTTGATAAATGTCTTCATTCTGCTTTTCCTCCTCGTTATTTCAGTCCGTTCACTTCAACGAGCGCAAGTCCGTCCTGTTCGTCAGAGCGGAAAACGCAGCCGCAGTCATAAGTTCCTGACGAATCATCAGTGAACTTGCCTTTGTCGTCGCCTGAAAGAACCACATAAGCAGGTTTCTTGTCAGCAACGCTCGCGCCGTCAGCAACAGGCACATAGATTTTTCCGAGTGCCATGACATTCACGGGAATGTTTGCAGGATAGAATCCTGTTCCCTCGCGGTAAGCAAGTTCCTCGTGAACGGCAACGCCTACGAATTTCATGCCGGTGGTTGCTGTCGCTGTGAATGTGGCCTGTGATTCGCCGCCAGTAACGGTGATTGAGGCTTCAACATCATCGTCGCCAGTGATGACGAGTGTCTTCGAGCCCTCAACGACGCTCGCAGTGATTCCGGCTTCCGAAAGTGTGTCGTTTCCGTTGATTGCATCTGCAAGGGCTGCCAGAGTGGTGTCCGTGTCGGTGTCAAAATCGACTGTATCAAGCTCAACGCCGTTTACCTTGGCGGCAAGCTTGTTGCCTGACACAAGATTTGCGGAAGCCACGAGCGTAACGACATTCTTGTGTGCGTTATAAACGCGGTCATCTCCGACCTTGCCGAACAGAGCTGCACCCGGTTCGATGTTCTCTGCCGCAACATGGCTTTCAGTCACATCCTGCAAGCCGTATTTCTGCCCTGCGATTGCGCGGGCTCTTTCTCCGTAAAGGTTCATTTACGCCTCCTCGCCGCGTGAACGGCGCTGGTTGTACTCAATCATTCTCTGGCGGGCTGCGGCTGAGTCGTAGTTGTCCTGTACGCCAGGGTTTCCGTCCGCACCAACGGCACGCTGTGCGCCGTCTGCTCTTTTTTCAAGTTCTGCCTTTGCAGAATCGAAGCAAGCGGCAACATAGTCGTCATTCTTGCCGTCAAGATTCACCGAAGGGAAAACTGCCGCAATGACAGCACGGCGAATGCCGTCCATCTTCATTTCCGGTGTTACCTTCACGCCAGCCTTGTCAGCCGCATCAAGAATAGCAAGACGCTCCTGAACCACAGAATCAATCCGTGATTCGTCAAAGGCATCTTTGCGAGCCTGTTCAAGATCAGCCTCAGCCTTGTCGGCACGAGCCTTTTCTGTGTCGCGTTCTGCTTCAAGTTTTGAAACAAGAGCCTTGCTGTCGCTGACTTCCTTTTCCAGACCGTCGGCTTTCTTCACAGCCTCGTCTGATTTCTTGGTGAGGGCGGCAATGTGCGCAGCGACGCTGTCAGCCACTTCGTAGTCAATGCCGTCAATTCTCACAGTCTGTTTCATAGACTTATCCTCCTGTTTTTGGTGGTCTTTGTTTGTGGTAGATTGTGCGGCGGTTTTCTGAACTTTCGGCGAGCCAGTAAGGATTGCGTCCGCGCCGTCCAAATGTATCATCGCGGCATCCCCCGCGCGGGCTGCGTCAACAATGGCGCAGTGGTTGTATCTGATTTTGCGCTGAATGCAGTCGTACTCAACGCCCATGTAAACGCCGGAAGTGTCCTCAATCTCGCAGGTGTAGCCCATCGAAAGGGAGCGGCGACCGTTCTGAACGTCCTCAATCGCATCGGCGCGGTTAATCGTCATGTCAACTGCGACATGAATTCCGTCAGTGAGTTTCTCCTGGTCCGTCCAGCCGTCATAATCACGGAACTGTGTTGTAGTCGTCACATCGCTGCCGAGGCTTCCTACCTGAAGCTCCTTCTGGTTCTCAGGAGTGACGAATCCTTCCGGGTGCTCGTTCGTGACGGGCTTGAGTTTCATTGAGTTAAGGCTGTCGGGGTCAAAGACTTCTTCGGGAAGACGGAGTTCGCGGAGCTCTGTGCCGTCCGCATACTTGTAGGTGAAAACGCCGATGCTCGTAACGATGGCGCGACCTGTAAGGAATCCTTCGGTGGTTCGTGTGAAAGGAGTGGTCATCCATCTGCCCGCATCGAGCGTGTCAAATCTTTTTACAGTTTTGGGTGTACCCATGTTTTTGTCCTTTGGGCATAAAAAAAACTTGCCCCTGAGTCATTTGGAAAAATGCGTAAAAGCATAAGTCCAAATATTCCGGCAAGTTTATTTGGTTGAGGGCTTCACCCCTCAGAGTGCCCGGACCGCATGGGTTCGGAAATGTAATATAAATTCTGTTTTCAAGAATACCACAAAACAAAAATATGTCAAGAACTTGTAAAATCGATTTCAAAAAATAAAAAAAAATTGAAAAAGAAAACGCAGAAAAATGCCATAACTCATATATCAGTCATATATGAGTTATGTATGACTGATATATGAGTTATCGTAACTTGTATTAGTATGTGTTTAAATTTAAATCTGGAATTTAAATAATAACTAGAATTTAAATACTAATACTAATGCAAAATCGGCATCCCTTGAATGACATATAGATATGTCATATATGACTTATGTATGAGATATGGATAAGTCATATATCGGTCATTATTTCATTCAAAAAGTCTACTTTTATAGACATTATAACAAGCCTTTTAACAAATCTTGACTGTGTGGCATCTCTTCTATGACTTATATATAGGTCATAGATAAGTTATCCATAGGTTATGTATGACTTATGTATGAGGTATCTACGGGCGTTTTTTCAGTAACAAATCTTCAACGATTTTTTGTGCTGCGGCAAATTGAAGCTGGTTTTCACAGGGGAAAAATTGCGGAAAACAGAGGAAAATTTCCCCTGTTTTGACAGAAAAAAAGCCCCGCAGATTTCTCCGCAGGGCGATAAAAAAGCACTTTCGGCGGCTAGGTTTCTTCCGAAACGCCGGGCATGAAGCCTGATTTCACCAGCCGAAGAACTTAAAATTACTCAGAATCGAGAGCCATATACTCTTCAAACTCTTTGACAATTTCTTCTGGTGCTCCAGGGAGAAGATGCCAGTTATCTGGCTCAGGAACAAAGTATGGACTTGACATAAACTTAGGCAATGCACCGCTCATAGCAGACCTCCTTAGATTGCAGAATCCAATAATTCTAAAAGAGTCTTCGCCATTTCGCGAGGTTCTTGACTATCCATCGCCTCGGCAAAACATTCTGCAAACCACTCTTTATAGTTTCTTGTTGCGTATGTACTTACACTTTCCAATATAGAGTCTAAGTCTTTATTTGTCAATCTTAAGACTTCCGACCTTGCATATTCAGAAAATGTTTTGTACTTTCCCTTCAAAGAAGATTCCATTCTTTTAGTAATAAAATCATCTATGCAGTGTGCAACTTCATGGTAGATATTTGCTTTTGCGGATGTCCCTTTTGGATGAAATCCTTTTGTAACGGCTTCTGCATAGGATTTTTTTAATACCGAATAATCCTTGAAGAAAAGTTTGTTCAGTTGAACTTGTCTTTTAACACCTATCAACTCAGTTCGTGCAAAAACTTCTTTTTCCATAACTTTGCTGCTTACAGCGTAAAATTTTCCTTTCAGTTTAGGGTATTTCTCAAATACCCGCTCAAAAGCCGAATATGTAATTTTTGCTGATTTATAATCAACTCCGTCAAGATCGAGATACTTGTTTGAGCCTTTGAGGAAAAATCCGTTATCAATAAACTTTTGCTGTATTTCATCAACCTTTGCTTTTTCACTGGCAGAAATAACCTTGTTTGAAAGAGTGTTCGGGTCAATGAAGGTTTCGTTATTCAGAATTTCTACATTTCCATCCGCCTCATCAATCAGCTCGTTAAACCAGGCGTAAGCCGTACAACGGCACTGGTAGTCCATTCCCGGATGCATGAGAACCGCGCCCGCAGGTCTCGGCTTCCATGTTTTCCCACCGTCCTCGCTGTACACCGTCGCATCGTCCCAGCGGCATAATTTGCCGTCCATAATTGCATGGCTCTGACGAACACGCTCATCGCTCGAACTGCCCCACTCGTACATCGTAAGCCCTATGTCCTGCATACGCTTCTGCGTGATGGTTCCATTGAGCTTTCCCATCTGGTCGCGGGCAATGAACGCGGCACGGCTCTTTGTGATTTTGGAATCCAAAGCCATAATCTTTTCGGTGAGGGCTTTCACGCTCCAGCCGTTTGTTACAGCCTGCTCCGTGGCGGAGTTTATGTCCGAGATGTATTTCTTTATGTCGCTTCGGACAATCTCATAGTTCGTGTCTTGCCACATCTTTCTGGCATCAGGCCACCAAGATTCATCAGAGGGAAAGTTTATTCCCAGAGCGGACTTTGTAGACTTGTTGTACTGAGTGCCGTTGAAGTTAAACGCGCTTTCGGCAATGTCTCCAAGCCCCATGTAAATCGGAGAACGGAGTTTTTTCTCGCCGTCGTCAGAAATATACGCATCTACCCAGCCGTTGAGGGATTTGACCATAAGCGCAAAGCTCTGTCCGGCAACTGCATCCTGTCTTATGACCGCGCTGGCAGAATCCCCTCGCAGCACGGCTTCCTGATGCCTTTCCATGTACTCATGCACGAAAACCCTCACCGGCTTTACCCATGCGCGGTAAGACTGCGCATAGTGATGTTCGGTCGCCCACGGATAAAGCCATCTTGCAGGCTTCTTCCGTTTCGCTTTTTCCGCCTGAGTCATGCCGTTTCTTTGCGCCCGCAAAAGAACTATAAGCGCGTTGCGTGCTGCTTTAGAATCTGCCATTGATTACTCCTCGTAAAGCGATTCTTCGCCATAAATGCAGTGGTATTTCCAAGGATTGAACAGATTGAAGAAACTGCGCTTTCCTCCCACCTTGTCAGTCGAGAGCCTTGTATATCCTGGGAACGGCGGCATCAGCGGAACGCAGTCATTCACATGGGAATACTGCTTGACCTCATTCACACAGGAGCGCACATATTCGCGTGTTTTTCTGCCCCACAAAGGCTTTGGTGCGCCGAATGTGTAGACGCTCGCTTTCTTGCCGGTCCGGTAATGGAAATCCTCAGCGGCAAGGAGAGCCACCGCGCCGCCGTAACTCCACCCGCAGATATGAATCTGATAATCAGGCGCGATTTCCGTTGCAAAAATAATCTTCTGCATAATCTCATCGTTGCAGGACTTGTAGGCATTTCCCCAGCCACGGGCAGCCCTTATGCACGATTCCTGTTTTTTGTACAGTTTGGTCGGGAAGTTAAAATTGTTCTTCCAGTCCACATTTCCGCACGATTCCTCAAAAATCAGCCTGATAATTTTTTCAGCTTCATCGACCTTTACAGTCCACTGAACATCATCGCCGGATGTAACATACTCATCGTGCCTGATGCTCTTGATAAGATTGAAAAGTTCATTCGGTTTCATATTTCCTCCCACAATGATTATCAGAACCTCGGTGCTAACAATGACACAACGAGCACAAAAGCCAAAAAGAACGCCACAATCGCAACACCGACACAAATCAACATTGTTTTCAGTGTTACGATTCCAAATACAACAAGGCAGACAAGACCGCAGATTATACAAGCGGTCAAGAACCCCAAAATAAAACCTTTCATAAAATCCTCCCTTGACATTTCACCAAAATGTGCTATATTTGATTTAGTTGCACGGATAACCCTCGACCCCGTTTTGGTCGGGGGGCTACGAAGTGCAATTTTTTTTACTCACCCAAGATTTCAGCCCTTGAATAAGTCCTTTTTATTTCTCCATGCCGCTCAACCGTGATTTGTTCCAGATTCGTGCGGTGAATTCGTACCCTAAAGCCCGAAATAAGCATTTCCTCTGACATATCGCTCGTGATGTTAAGCACAAGGTTTCTTGACTGTCCGTTACACTTCCGCAAAGCATTGTCGATTGCCGAAACAGTTGCTGTGTGGTTCGTTTTCACTTCCCACTCAACTCCGTCAATCGTGCAGTCTGCAGTGCGGACTCCTGCCTTGTTGTTTGCCTTGCGAAGCACGACCTTAGAGCCTCTTTCCGCAAATGCTTTTAATGCAGCGACATTCTCTTTTTCTTCCGGCGGTGTTTTTTTGTAGTTTGCGACAATACTTCCGCCACTCTCACTCTCAAAAATCTTTCTCACCGTCTTACTTTCACCTGTGCTAGGCTTACTCCCGAACTGTCCGTTTTTCTCTCTCGGCTGGCTCGGGTCATAGCCGTCTTTCCTGTTGCTCGCCCCGCCTAGCCGTCCTCCGGCTCATCATCGTCGTTGCCGTCATCATCTCCGCCGTCGTTGTCATTTTCTGGCGGCTCGGGCGGTGTCTCTTCCACAGGCGGCATATCCAAATCATCAGGAACAGGAATGTCGTCAAGCGTATTGCCGTATTTGAGAAAACGCACCTCGTAAGGTTCAAGCACGCCCGCATCAATGTAGGCCTTGTAAGTGTCAGCCTCGACCTTTTCCGTGTCGGCTTTCTGCTTCTCTAAATCTGCCTGTTCCTTTTCATTCATCGTCTCCAGCGGTCTGAACTCGATGTAAGGCTCTTCAAGTCCCTGCCACTGCGAGATAATGCGGACAAGGCGAAGTAGGACCGGCTGCAATTCCGTCACCTGCAGAGAACGAACCATGTCGTAATAGTTGTTCATATCACTCTCGCCTGTCGCGTTCATCCCTGCCGGAGACATACCGAAAAGACGCGTCATCGGGTAGCCCGTGTCGGCAGAAATCAGCATGAAAAGAATGTGCAGGATTTCCGGCACTCCCTGAAAGCTGATTTGGTCGCGCACATATTCCTCGTCCGTGTCAAAATACATGCTGTGGAATGTGCTTTTTACAAAATCCATCAGTTCTACACGGCGTTTAATTGCAGCTTCACCTTCCGGGGTCGCGAGAAGCTGAGCCAAGTCCTTAACCTTGTACTTTCCGACACCAAGCTCCGAGAGAAGCTGGTCGATACTTCCAAGCGATGTGCCGAGCGACTGCAGGCGGTCATTTGCCCGCTGCAATGCGGAGATTCCCCAGTAACGGCTTTCAGAGGAAACGCCCGTCATAGAGTGGCGTGGAAGCGTGTCGCCGTGAAGCTCGATAATCCGCGAGTAATGGACTCTCATAGTCTGAGTTGTCGTGCCGCCAGGAACCTCGAACTTTATCGGGTATATCACAGGAAGCCCGTAACGAGGCTGTGTCGGATCTGCCTGCCATTCAATGTTTGAGAAGTCAATTTCCGTACGCTCGATTACGCGCAGTTTTTCTATTGCCCTGATTCTCTTAGGATTAAGCGGCTTGTCGGGTGTCTGTCCGTCTATCGCGCTGACAAGGATTGCCGCGCCGCCGTAAAGCCTTTTCCAAGTAAATGCATTCTTGATTTTCTGATACACTTCAAGCTCTTCCATGATTCCGGCATATTTCTCCGCGATGTCAGAAGCCTTGATGTCGTCGAGTTTTGGAAACGAATAATCCCAGCCCTCACGGAACATATCGTCAGGCATCAGCTTGACTATCCGCGCCGCAAGTCCGTCTTCATAGAAAAGCGATTCAAGCTCCATATCCGTCATAATGTTTGTAAGGACATGGTGCGTGAAGTTTTTCTTTGAAGTATTTGCAGAGCCGAGGCCTGTAACCAGGTTTTTCCAACCGTCATTTCTGCGTTTCTTCGCAGGATAATTTTTTGCATTACCCATCTGTATTTCCTCCCTTGTTTATTTACCACTTGTATAGTTCGCTCGTGTCGCCCTGCGACTGCCAGAGCGCATATCCCGCCGAAAGGTTATCTACCTGGTCGTCGTGAGCTCCGTATGGAAAAGCGTTCACCTCCGCTATCCATTCATCAAGCCACGGCTCGCCCTGTACGACATGCACATTGCCAGCCTTGAAGATAGGCTCAAGCGGTGTCGCACGGACAACCTTATCCTTGCTTTCCGCAACAGAAAGCACGACACGCTTGCCCCGCAGAATAGTCCGCATGGTTGAAATCGTGTCCTTTGCATCAGACGAATTTCCGACGGCGATTTTTACATACGGTCCGTCAAGGTTCGTTATGTTGCGAATCTCAGCGTCACGCTCCGGCGCGTTCTTCCTCATGCGGTCTACATTGCGCACCCATAAGTGCGGCATACCTTCCTGAACGCTGAACGCAAGCAATGTGCCGCTCGTCCAGTCCGGGTCTGCCTTTGCTCGTTCCTTTGCCGTATGAGCCAAGTCCCACACACGCATCCAGCGGAGTCCTTTCGGAAACTCCGCCGCAGACAGGTGCCGCTGAATACACTCCGTATTGAGCATATTTCCGCCGCGCTTGACCGGCTCCAGCTGCATAAGCGACTGAAAGCCGTAATCTCCCAAAACGGCTTTCTGCTGCGTGTACCACGCCTTGCCGAACCGCTCGGGGAAAAGAACTCCCTGCGGGTATCTGTCGCTTATTGCAGGGAATTTCAAAAACTTGAAGCGCGGAAATTCCGCATCTTCTTCCATTCGCTTTTTTATGCGCCCAATGATGTCGTCCGTGTGCCACGGTGTCGCAAGAACTATCGTTATGGAAACAGGAGCCTTGCGCGTCATAAAGTCGTTGGTGAACGCGTCCCACATTTTTTCGCGCAGGGTATCACTTTCAGCATCCGCACGGTTTCGGCAGTAGTCGTCAAGCAGACCGAGGTTATACCCCTGCCCTGAAAGGCTTCCGAGCAAGCCGGAAGCAAAGCACTCGCCCTCATGGTCTTTTATCATCCAGTGCGCACCGCTCGCGCTTCCTGGGTCTACCCGTATCTCAGGGAACAGACGGCGGTACTGCGGTGTCGAAATAAGGTTGCGGCTTATCTTCGAGAAACCTTCCGTCAAGGCCTGTGTGTGCCCGCAGAGGATAACCTTGCTGTCAGGGAAAAGCCCGAGAAAATGAGCGGGCAGTTTTCGGCTGATAATCTCGCTCTTTCCATGACGGAACGGCACGGTAATGACCCACGCCGTTGAAACGCCCTCGCGGTAACGCTCCATCGCATAATCAATGGCTGCACAAATCCGCCGGGTATGGAAGCCCACGGTGAACGGCTCGGCACGGTTCTGCCATGTGTACATCATAAAATTGAGATGATGGTCTACAGCTTCGAGCCTCTGGAGATAGAGAAGTTTTTCAAGCTCGTCATTATTCGCTGTCTTCCGTGCCACGCCACGCCCCTATTTCTTTTTTTAGCTGCTCTGCAAGTGCCTTGCGTTCTTCCGGGTCGTCAGGAATATCGCTCTTCTGCTCGCCGATTTCGAGCTGCTGTGTCGCCTTGCCGTAAATGCGGTCGAGTACGGTATTGACCTCGTGCAGGGTTCCGTTCTTGATGTCCGCGATAAATGCGGAAATAAGAAGCGCGACAATTACAGGAAGTTTTTCCTTATTGCCCGGCTTAACCATTTCCTGCAATTCTTCAAGGGTGCTCCCGAAAATGATGTTTGAAAAAATCGCATCTACATCGGCTTTCGACACGCTGTTGTCCTTCACGAACTTTTTCAGCTTGCTTGGAAGTCTGCCGCGCTTTGCTGGCTGATTGGTTGATGTAAAGCGGTAAGGAGCTCCCTCCGCCGCAAGATTCGGATTGCCCATATATGCCGCCTCCTATTCCGTTTGCTTTGCGTTATACAAAGCGTTTTCAATTCCGTTTTCAGCAAATGAAAGTGAAAGAAAAAATGATTTCTGATTTTTTAAAAAAGAGTGAAAAAAAGCCTGATAACAAAAAATCTCAAAAAATGCCGAAATTCCGCGTAAAACTCGCAGAAAAACGACAAAAAACCGCGTTTTTCCTTGAAAAATGCACGCTATGCCCTTAAAGTCCAAAGCATAGGAGAACGCAAAAATGAATGAAGAAATGATGAAACATACAGAGGAAATGAGGACTATAAGGCTCTGGCTGCATACAGGAGCGATTTCATACGACAGGGCGCAGGAACTTGCAAAACCGCACCTTGCCGCAATGAACGCAAGAAGCAAGGAAATCGCCAAGAAATGTGGAGCCAGGTACAGACCTATCACCTTCACATCTTTCATGCGCTAGCCTCCGAATCTTCCGAATTCTGCTCGTCGCTTATGGCGGCGGCAAGTTCCTCTCCGTCAATGCGACACTTCGAGGCGGCCTTAGCAGGGTCGCCTTTTACGAATACAAGAATATTCTGATGAACCTTTCCGATTTTTCTTGATTTTACAAATCCCTCGGCAACAGTAAGGGCTTTCGCCGCAATCTGAGTGACAAGCACCATCTCGTCATAGTAGCGCAGGCCTGCTTCCTCAAAGGCTCGAATCGTATCAGGAATAATGCCGTAATATGCGCCGCCGTCTGTTTTCTGCCGGGCTTCACCGACAACGAACGCAGCGAAGCTATCGTTTTCAAGACGGGCACACGCTTTCTTTATGATGTCAAAATATGCCTCACGGAATCCCGAATAGTCCATGTTCGACAAATCTTCCGGTCGGTCGCTGTAGACTTCAAGATCCGCATAAGGCGGGCATGAGAAAACAAAATTACAAGAAAAATCAGAAGGAAGGAAAGAATCCATCTGCCGTGAGTCACCGCAAATCCATTCCGGCGGGTTATCCCCCGCAATGGAAATCTGTTCGTTGTTAGCCGCTATCTGCTCGTCGCGCAAATCAATACCCGTGTATTTGAAGCCGAGCTTTCCGGCGACAAGCCCACGGACCGAACCGCCCGCAAAAGGGTCAAGAATCCTGCCGTTCTCAGGGCAGAACCATCGGTACATAATCTCGCAGAGAACAGGGTCGAAGATGCTCTCAGAAGCCAGCTTGCCGCCGCCAGCCTTTTCCGCGAGGGCTGCCATGTGACGGAGCATTCCGTCATCGCGCCCCTTCTCGCTCTGGATTCCGAGCGCAATCCAGGACCTCTTGCGCTCCTGCCAGTAACCGGCAGACGCACGGAAAACGGAAAGCGGCGGTACGATGAAACGCTCTGCAAGAGACTTGTGTTCGCCATTCTTGCCGTTATCAAGAAGCCCCGGAAGCTCGAACAAATCACCGGAAGGAAGCATAAGCTCATCCCAGTCTATATCAAGCCCTGCGGTGAATTCCGCGAAGCCCTCGGCATCAAGAACGCCGTAGCAGCTGTTCAGACGGAGGACTTTCTGCTTCGCCTCGGCTTCGTCAGCGGCTTCAATGTAAACGACTGGAAGGTCGGGAATAAGGACAGGCTCGCCGTCATCATCGGAGAGGGAGCCTGATTCGTCAAGGAAATAGTGCCGCTTGGTCATCTCGCCAAGCGCAAGAAGCCTTCCGTGTCCGTCAAGGCATCGGTTGCGCTCTCCGTCTTTCCAGACGAAGAAAGGAAATGAGAATCCATAGCGTAGGATTGAAGTGATGATTTTTGAGATTTCTTTCTTGGAGCGTTTTTTCAGGTTTCCCTGAAACTCCTCGATTTGTGAAAAAGGAAGGAAATCCCGCGTATTGCAGGATATGCGTATAGTCTGCCGGTCGCCCATAAAGAGCCTCCAAAATGTAGAGATTTTCCGGCAAATATATTTTGATAATACGCTGAAAACAAGTGAAAATCAAGGCAAAAAGAATTTGACAAACTGCACAATATAATGTACATTTAATTCATGGAACGAGAAACACCACTGGACGCGGCATTTTACAAAACAAAGCAAGACAATCAGCCGTGCCGTGATTACCTTATGTCGCTCTCAAAAGACGACAGGCGGGAAGTCGGTGCGGATATTTTTGCGGTACAAAAGGGCTTTCCGTTGGGGCTGCCTTTGTGCCGCAAGATGGGAACGGATTTATGGGAAGTCCGCTCAAACATCGCAGACGGGATAAGCCGTGTATTCTTTACGGTGGATAACAATAAGATGGTTCTTCTGCACGGTTTCACGAAAAAATCGCAGAAAACGCCGCAGAATGAGATTGATACAGCAGAAAGCAGACTGAAAGATTACAAGGAGCAGAACAAATGAACGGAATAGGACAGGATTTTTCTGATTTTATGAAAGAACAGGGCTTGTACGAAGAAGCCCAGGAACTCGCGACAAAAAAGGTCATCGCCGCCCAGCTTCAGGCAGAAATGGAGAAGCAGAAACTTTCTAAATCTGCCGTTGCCCAGCGCATGAATACTACACGAACAGCTGTTGACAACGCCCTCAATCCGGCTTTCAACACATCACTCTCAACGATAGAGCGTTTCGCCCGTGCTCTTGGAAAGCGGGTTTCCGTAGTGCTGGTTTAAAACATTAACCGCCAGTTTATTTCTGGCGGCATGCCTATTGTATCCATAAACAATAGCTTTTATCATTTTATTGATTCTCTAGCATTATATTCCCTTCTATCTTTATTCCTAACGGACGGCACAACACCATCTGACCAGGAAAAAGATTATGGTTAATCACGATTGTAAATACATGCGTGCCGTCATAAAAAACGGCAACATTTCCATTATTAACTTCTTTCGCACTAATGTTCTGACGCTGGTATGCAATGTGCTTCTCCCCACACCATTTTTTGACTTCATCCGTTACAATTTGCGCAACTTTTCCCAACTGTATTATATTGGTATTACATTTTTCAATAATTTCTGTTGCTGAAAGAATTGTTTTTACAATTTCTTCGGCATTCTCACGGAATGAACCTGATGACAACTGCTGCTTGCTATATACTCTTTCGTACATTTTGCTTTTCATTTCAAACCATCCTAAAATCATAGTATTTTGAAATATTTATATTGTGCTCTCGCAGGAACTTTTCCTGTTCTATCGTAATTCTGTCAGAATAATAAACTGGAGTTCCGGCAGAGTATTTCCTGAAATAAAGCCCGGTTACATCACCCGGCAAGTTTTCAAATTCCTTGAAGATTTTTATCCAACCTTGTTCTTCAAGGGTCTCTTCATCAGATCCGAAATAATCTTCTGCGACTTCCAAATGCTTTGTAAAATCACAGCCAAAGAACTCTCCTTTCGGACTGAGCCAGCCGAATTTTGATTCCGGCTTTATAAGATAGCCGAATATTTCTTTTCTATGAGTATTTTCAAAATCAGCATAGTTTGAATATTCAACCTCTTCCAGAATGTCAAATCCTTCCGCACAGCAGAAACCGCCGTTCATATTCCGAAATATTTTACCGTAAGGTTCCATAATTTCTTTTGTCGCCCACCACGAATCTTGATTTATATCCGCTCTGCTTGGCTTAATCTTATAGTATTTCATACGCACTCCTTCACATCAGCAAGATGTATCGCATACACAGGCTTATCTATGTGTAAGTCTGTGTCCTTGCCGTCAACTACCTCAATCTTTGTTATCCAGGCTTCAAGGCGATTCTTGGTATAGCCAAGCTGCAAATAACACCTTCTAGGCTCGCCTACTAAATCTTCGGGAATATCTGGAAATAATCGTTTCGTCCAATAATCTTTTACCTCCCTATACTCAATCGTCTTTTCGCCAGACTTGATTTTCTCGTACCATTGCTTTTTAAGTGGAAATATCAGCATTATTTTACCTCTTGTATTTAACCCTGTTCTCCAAAACACGCTTTGCAAAAACAATATTCGTCCGCTCACAAATAATGAAATTTATGAGCAGTTGCACATTTCGTTTCTGTCGCGCACTCACATCAAATTCTTGCATAAATGTAAATCTGTCAGCTTCCTTAATTTTGTAGAATCTGCCTTGCTTGAAGTGATATAAACCCCAGCCTTCGGGAATTTCATCAGGTTTTATGAAATCACCATTGCAGACGAAATAACGAAAATCACCGAATTGTCCGTGATGCAGTTCCTTTCGCGCAAACTTGTTTTTGTCAGCAAGAAAATCAGCCCTGCTCATTTTTATTTCATAAAGCCAGCTACGCCCACTCGAATCAAAGTTAAGCACATCAGGGCGTTCAAAAGACAGCATAGTTGATTCATAAATAGCCATAGTCTTTACAAAACGCTCGGCGGTTTTCTTACAAAGTTCGGTATGTGTCATTCATTCACCTCTACTATGAATTTTCTTTGTTCTCACTGCATGAACTCCTTGCCGCAATCGGGACACCTCAAATAACGCCACGAGGCTTTTACTGTCCACACATACCCGCATTTATTGCAGGTGAATTTGATTGTTCCTTTTTTCATTTCTTAATCCTCACTACCCTTCCAAGTTTCAGCTTGAAGACTTTCTCCGTAACATATTTTTCAAACGCAGGTTCGTTCCGGCATCGCTCTCGACACTCAGAACAGATTGAATACCAGCGTTTCTCGTTTTCCTCCCCCGGCTTGTCATTGTCAACGACAACATGAACAAAATCCGGATCAGGAATACCGCTTCTCTCACATATCTCGCATCTGCCATAATCATAAGCGAGCACAAATTCATCAGGTACCGGCATTTTTTTTACGCTCCTATCGGATGACCGTAGACAATCGGGAAACTCGGCTCTATGGTAGCCTTATCCTGATAGATGATTTCCTTGCGCCAGTCAGCCGCATATTGCAGTTCCTGGCGTGCACCTTTGCTCGTCTGCCAGTCTTTGAGCATGTAAACCGCCTCACACACATCTATCATTGCATAGCAGATCCGCACATAGTCCGAATGAGGCACATCAGAATATTCAGGAAGAACAGTCGGTATAAAAACCGAGTGCCCCTGTGCGACAAGCCTTTCTTTGGCTTCCTCAAATTTGGCGTCCACTTCATTTCTTGGAAGCCCTGAGATTTTTCCAGCGATATAGATTTTCATTTTTTCTCCCACGCAAAATATGACTTTTTTATTCTTCATCTTGCTGCTCAGGCTCGAAGATATTGAGCCATACAGAACCAGCGGCAAGCCCGGCAATAAATACGACAATCAGTACAACGATTATCAAAGCTTATCTCCCTGCTTGTTAGCCCTCTTTCTGTTTTTCTCGGTACAGTCTAAGATTGCCTTCTCGATGTCGATGCATTCCTGTGCGGCAATAATCAAAACGCACGAAACGATGTCTCCAAGTTCAGAAGAAAAACGCTTCCTGTCCTCACAAAAAGCCTGATAAGCTGCATCCGGCTCTTCAAGCCCCTCAAACATCACTTCACCGTCTTTTGTCATATCCCCCAACTGTTTTAAGGCTGAATAGCTCACATACGCTTCCATTGCTTCCACAACCTCTGTGGCACAGTGTTTCAGCATGTGTACCGTATCAGTATTAATGTTTGCTCCATTTTTCTGCCTTGCCTCGGCGATATTTCTTGCTATGCTCGCAGTTCCATTAAGTTCAATCATTATCTTAGTTCTCCAATAATTTTATTTATGCGGGCAAACCTAAAAGCTGTTTCCCCGCTGTTATTTCAATCTTCTGGTTGCTTCCCCAGAATCGCTCGATTTCAGCCGCACTCATTCCCATCTCTGTTGCAGCCTCGCTCTTGTCCTGGACCCAGCCGTTTATGCGAGCCATCTCCACATTCAGTTTCTGCATGAATTCCTTGCAGAACTTCACATGGCGGTTTCCGTTCTTGTACAGTTTGATATTGGCAAACAGGATGCCATCGGCAAGATGCACGTCAAAGTTACGCCAGTCCTCGACACAGATTTCGTGCTTGTCTTTCGGAAGGATACGCCCCACGGAAAAGCCTAGGTTCTCTGCTATAATGTAGGTATCTTCAAGGAAGTCATAGCAGTCGCCGCTCATTCCTTCTCTGCTTGACCAGCTGGAACAGTCGAAATTGCTCCATGCCTGTATCACGATTCTGTAGTCCAGCCGGATGTTTTTCAGCTTTTTCTGATGCTCTTCGGTTTCGTACCGCGAATGGTAGCCCTTGAAGCCGTCCTTGATGTACCGCCAGTCGTCTTCGCTCCAGCGCAGGTTGCTCTTGTAGCGATGTATCGTCTCGGAATTGCACAGGCTGTAAAAGTATTCGGTAATCTGCTCGTCAAACATAGTGTTTGAGTTGCGGATTAGCCACAAAGTCAGCTGAAAGATGTTGTTCAGCGTGAAGTCTATCGCCGTGTTGTCGTTCAGCTTTTCTATGACCTTGCGCCGTCCCTTGCTCGTGAGCCGCTTCGTGATGCGGTCATACTTCCTGAAAAGCTCGTCCCAGTACAGGTGCTTCAATCCGCTGACTCGCTCTTTGAGGCCTGCTTTAAGGTTCTTTACATCGACTTTCAGCTCCTTGAAAATGTCCGCGTCCAGCGTTTCAAGCTGGCGGTAGTTTTTGTACAACTTCTCCATGTCGGCGTTGTAAAACTGAACGAGCATTTCAGCCGTATCGCACTGCGCCACGATTTCCTGCCGCCGAGCTTCCTTGCGCTCCCAATCGTGCGAGGCTTCCTTTTCCGCCGAGATTTTGAAAGTCTCGTCAAACCACACATCAAACGGGTCTGTCGGTTCCCTGCGGTAACGCCGTCCGTCAAATTCCTCTTCGTCAGCCGTTATGAAAAGCAGGTCTACCTTCGCCCTCGCCCGCCGCTCCGCGTTCAGAAAGTCGAATGTTCCGAGTGATTCCGCTTTCATTCCCCGCTTCTTCAGCGCGTATGAAATCTTCGGGTTCACTTTCCATCTGCACGGAATTACGAGCGCGATTGCCTCGCAGTTTCCCTGCATGATGATTTTCTCCGCCCAAAGTTCAAACTCTGAATAAGGCGGGTTGCAGAAAATAAGGTCTACTTTCTTGTCGATAAGCGACTGCTCGTAGAAGTCACTTCCGATTATCACGACATCGTTAGGAAGCTGCTCGCAAAGCACGAAAGACCGCTCTATTCCGAACCGCTTTCCAAGCATACGACCACAATCGCCCTTTATTCTGACCTGCTGCTGTTCCGTGCGGTCAAGTTTCTCAAAGAACGAGCCGTTCCCGCACCCGATGTCAAGGACGGAGTGATATTTGCACTCGAATCCGTCTCCACCATACTCCTGCTTGGTGAAAATCTTTTTCGCAAGGCAGTCCACTATTTCCTGCGTGGTCGGATACCACTCGAAGTCCTCGCCGTTTTCTTTAAGCTGCTCTACAATCTGATTCGTGCTCATTTTCGCTCCTTTGAGATTTCCCGGACTTTATGCTTCAGTTTTGCAAGCGTAAGCGCGGTCTCTGTCACTTCTGGCAAAGATGACCGCATACCCTGATGGTTCAGGATTGCGTGCTCTGCCCTTGTGATGCACATAAGGTTTTCAATCGAACAGTTGTAATGGTCGCCGTCCTTGAAGCTGATTAACATTCCTTCCGGCACTTCGCCGTGATGTTTTTCCCATTCCATGATGTGCTTGAAAGCCCAGACATTCGGCTCTGCTATCTTGATTTTAAGATAACCGTCCGTAGTCATTACTTCCGTACCGACCGCAACATGGTTATGCGGCATCTGACCTTTCTTGAACCAGGTCTTTTCGCAGCCTTTATGCCACACACCTTTCTTGCCCTTGTTGGCAGGTATATGCCCCTTCTCAAAATATCCTCTAAGCCCGGAATCAAGATGCATCCGCCCCCGGATAGATTTTATTTGCTGAACGGAATATTCCCTGCCGAAAGTGCGGTTAAGAAGTTCCTGCAGCTGGACCGCCGTTTTTCCCTTGTTGTTTTCCCGGATAAACTCACGGATTGCTCGGGGAAAAAGCTCGCTATCGCCCTTAGGATTTCCTTTTTTCGTGCCGCTTTTTATCCGGTAGTTCTGCTTGTATGACTTTACTTGTGACGGAGTTACTTTGATGTCAAACCTCTTGTTGAATTCCGCCGCAACTTCTTCGTTTGTATGTCCGGGAATAAAGCTGAGGAAAAAACTTCTGTGTTCTTCCGTGTATTTTTTCATTTTGCCACCCCAAGCAGTTTCTGCCTGCTTGCCGTTTCCGTTACGCTGTCTTTTGTCGCGAGCAAGGCGGGCATGTCTTTATTCAGCAGTCCGCAGGCCTCAGCAGTTTTTATTGCCGAAATCTGTACGCTTGCGACTTTCAAAATCTGGGATGAAACCTTGCAGACCGTACTGGCTCTTTTGAGTTCTTTTTCAAGCTGCTTATCGTCAAGCTCGTCGCTCTCCAGCAGTTCCAAGGTTGCAAACAGATGATTGTTCAAATCCGAAAGATTGTTTTTCATAATCAAACCTCAGTTAGTTGTTTTAGAACGGAATATCCTCTGGGAATTCCTCTCCTAACCCGCCCTGTGCAGGCGGCGCAAAGTTCTGTGCCTGTGGCGGTGTATAAGTCTGCTTAGGCGGTGCGTAGCTTGTGCCGCCGTAGCCGTTACCGTCTGAAGCCGTGCCTTCATTCTTGCCGCCAAGAAGCTGAACTTCCTCGGCAACAACATGCACCCTGCTGTACTTCTGACCGTCCTTTTCCCAGCGGTCTTGTTTAAGGAAACCTTTCACGCAAATCTGCTTTCCTTTCAGAAGATAAGGTTTAAGGTTTTCCGCCGTCTTTCCCCAGATAGTGATGTCGAAGTAGCTCACCTCGTCCACCCATTCATCCCCCTGTTTCTTCGAGCGGTTCACCGCGATACTGATATTAGCCCTTGCAGTTCCATTCGGAAGATATGCCATATCGTGCTCACCCAGGTCTCTGGTAAGCCGTCCAATCAAAATTGTGATGTTCAAATCGTTCATTTCGTTTTTTCTCCTGGCGTTTATTTACGCCGCCTGTAATCAGGAGCGTCATACATCGTTACTATTTCCGAATCCTGCCCCAGCCGGGACAAAATATCGTTCCCCAAAAAGTTCTCGAAACACTGCTCGCAGTGCTGTTTTCCATGCGGACAGTCGCGCATCAGGTGGCTGTTCGTACCCAGCATGAAAGGAAGGTTTCTCTGATGCCTTTTATCAAGGATGTAGGAAAGCCAGTCCTGCTCCGCCTTGCTTCCCTTGCTCCGCCCCATTTCGTCGATGAAGAGCATCGGAACGGAAGCAAGCTCCTGCACGATTTCCAGCTCTGATTTTTTCGCAAGCGGTGAATATGCCTGGCGAATCATCGTTGAAATCTCGTACATCGTGTACACTTTGCCGCCCAGTGCCTTGACAGCACACGAGCCTAAGTGTGTCTTTCCGCACCCGTTCTGACCAAGCAGAATGACCTTGCCGTGCTTCTGCTCAATAAGCTTCTTAACGGCGGCTTTTGCCTTTGCCTGTGACTGAACGAACGGCTCAAAGTCGTCCACGGTTTTGTTCCAGTACTCCTCCTCGATGTTCATTTCCTTGTAGCTTTCCAGCAGAGCTTTTCGCTCGTTTTCCTTTCTTCGAGCCTCTTCCGCCTCCTTCATTTTTTTTTCTTCTTCACGCTCGCAGATCGGGCAGAATGTCGGAGTCGGCACACCGTTCAAGACTGCAACCTCGCAGGGCACTTCTCCGTGTACAGGACATTTATGCACCGTTTTCTGCGTGGAGAACGGCGTTATCTGCATGAATTTCTGCTGTATTTTGCCGTCCTTATCGCACATGGCTTGCCCCTGTTCGTTTTTTACAATCCCAAGTAACTGCATTTTCCCGTTTCCTTACAACTCAATTTTTCCTTCGAGCTTGTCTTCCACTGATTTCTCCGTCTTGCCGTCTTCCTTGATGACCGGCTCCTGATAGCGTGTAATTCCGCCCTTAAGAAGAAAGCGGTCAGGAGTTGCCGGAATAAACCTGCGCTGGATTGCCCCGGAATTGATTCCATCAGCAAAGTTCCTGAACGCATTTTCAATCTGTTGTGAAGTCGGCGGGGACTCGCGCCAGCAGCGTTCCCAGTCACGCGGTTTTTCGATTGGAGCCGTTATCTGGAAGATGCAGTTTCCGTCCTTGTCCTTCGTGTTCTGCCAGAGATTCAAAAAAAGCTTCATTTCTTCGCAAGATTCCTCACCCGCTGCAATTTCCTGAACAGGTTCAGCTGGAGCATAATTCTTTGTGCCGTCCAGAAATTCATCAAGAGGATAGCGGTAGCCTACTTCTGCAAGAAAAGAAATCAAATCATCGTCAAGTTCAGAGAGTATTTTTCTTATTCCCCTGTTAATCTTTGCATTCTGATAATTCTGATGCCTAGGCCATGTCGGGAAAACAAGATACTCACCATACCTGTAAGCCTTGTGAGCCTCGGAAAATTTGCTCATAATTTTTGCAACCTTGTTTTCTTCAAGTCCCGTGTCGAAAATTATGCGATGGTCTGTTATCTTATAAACGCCCGCAATATTGGTAAGAGGATTCGTAAGCAGGTACAGATACAGTCCTTTTTCCTCAAAAGAAAGACTCTGCACCCATGCGTCATCCCAGAAACTTGTTGATACATACCTTTTCATAAGTACACCTCATATAACCGCCGCCTTATGCGGCGATGTTTCATCAGTCCTCGTCCTCAAACGGAAGTTCGGAAGCCTTTTCCTTGCGGCGGCGTTCAGCCTGCTGTTCCTTTACGCTCTTCCAGTAATGAAGTTCCTTAATCTGTGACTTCACCCAGTTAAAGCCTCTGTCCCAGCCGCGTACCCAGAACAAGTCACGACCGTTCTTCGCCTCGCCGTAGAGGTAGTCTTTCTTGCTCTTGATTTCATCCTGCATTGATTTCTCAAGGTTTGAGTAATTATCGCCAGATGAAAGTTCATCAAACTGGCGTGAGAACTCTTTCAGAGAGTCAAGGTCAAGAGTGCACTCATCGTTATCACCGCTCTCGCTGTTGTCGATTTCCTGAATCCACGGTGTCATTCTGTTTGCCGTGTCGAAGAGCGCAGGCTGAATGTCAAAGCCGGCTTCTTTCGCCTTGCTCTTGAACTGCCTGATGCCAGCACAAAAGCCCTGCAAGTCGGCGACACTGTTGCCTTTTTCCTCGACCTGCAATTTTGCCTCTGCCTCGTGAGCCGCAAAATTTGACTGCATGATAAGCTGTCCGAAAATATCCTGTACTTCAAGATTTTCAGAGCCAGCTTTCTGCCCCTCATCAACGATTACTGCCGGAACAGAAACTACTTCTTCCTGTTCCACAACCGCGATTTCGTTACCACTATCCATGTTAATCCTCCCTGTGGTCATTTTTGTTTACCTCGCTGTTTTCCGTGACGGTACTATTTTCAGCACCGCCACCCGCTTTTTTTTCAAGGCACTTTCTGATTCCTCTCAGTTCACCTGAAATTCCTTCAAGTGCCCTTATAAACCTGTTGAACTGGTCGCGCTCACCTATGGTCATTCGTCACCGTCCTCATAGATGATTCCTTCGCCTGTCCAGACTTCGGTTTCCTCGCCTTCGGTGTCGTCGCCATCCTCATAAGCCCCGTAGTCCTCAGGCTCGTCGCCAAGTCCGTCATCCGCCTCTTCGTCGTCTGATACGGTTTCCGTGTCTGTTTCTTCTGAAGCGGCATTTTCTTCTGTTTCTTCGTCACTAGTGACCTCCTTGACGGCTTCATCACGCAAGGCTTTAAGGTCAATGTCGAAGTGAGAGTAAATTTTTTCCCAGTCTGAGCCTTCAATGCCGTATATCTCCGGCTTTGCCCCGTACCCTTCTAATTTTGATTTTATGAGGGCAATGCAGAGGCTTTTTGAGCCGATTTTCTGCAGCTTTTCAAACACCGCAAAAGATTTGATGTCATCATCTTTCGTTATCCCCTCATCTGCCAACAATTTATGCAATTCTGTATTTGAAAGCGTAAGCTGCGCGGCAAGGATAAGAAGTTCCGCCGTATTGCAGTTCTCAGGCAACAAAGAATCTTCCAGCTTTTTGACAAACAAGTTTCTTACATCATTTTCAAGGACATAGGTGCTTGAGTCTGAAAGAACTTCAGAACGCTTCTCTTCGTCGAGCGATGAGAAAATGTCGGAAAGCCTTTCACGCCTTTGTTTTTCCCATTCAGATTCTTCCTTGCCTTTTCCTTTGTCTCCATAAACCAGGGCATCAACATCATCACGCTTTGCAAGCTCAATGAATGAAAATTCCGTTCCGTTCCAGCAAGGTACATACTCAACCTTTCCGTCGGCTTCAAGTTTTTCTTTGATTTCCGCATCATCATCGTCCTGTACTTCTGTGATGTCGTCCTCATCGTCCGCAATGTCTCCAATGACGATGTCGAAAACTTTCATGCCGTCAGGAATATTTTTCGTGGTAACGATTCGCTTTCCGTCCCAGCAGTCAAGTTCCGGCGCACCCTTTGATTTCTCGCTGAACTCGTTGAAAGCATTTGTAAGCCGTTCAGCAAACTTCTTGCAGAAGCATTCATGGTCAAGACAGCGGTCGTTTGATTCGGCAAGCTCAGGAAACAATGTCTTGTCTGAATAACGGGTGCGCTTCGAGCAAGCGGCACAGGCTTCACAGTTTCCGAGCCTGTCAATAAGGTCCTGGCTTACCTCGGAAACAATGTTCTTAATTTCCCATTCATAAATTCCCCTGCCGTGGTTGTCGCCGTATTTTTCAACGACTTTTTTCTGAGCTTCTTCCGGCAAGACAGCAGCCATTGCCGCGATATGCAATGACATGGAACCGTCTTTATAAAGTTCGCGCATTTCGGGAATCAGTGATGCGAGTTTTGCCCTCTGGTACACGGTGCTCTTGTTTCGGCAGAACAACGCGGCAAGTTCCTCGACTGGAGTTCCCTTTTTCAGCTCGTTTGCGTAAAGAATACCCTCGTCAATGGCATTCATTTCCTCGCGGGCGGCATTCTCGCTGAGCGCAATCATCTCCTCGCTGCCCTCGCTGATTTCATCAGCTTCGTAGACATCTGCACGGATTTCAACCCATCCGAGCGATTCAGCGGCGGCAATTCTGCGCCGACCTGCAATGATGCGGTAGCGGTAAGAGTTCGAGATGTCCTCCACCACCGTGACCGCGTTAATCTGACCGTACTTGTCCATGTTGCGGGCAAGCGATTCAATGTCGCCCTTTCCGCCCTCGGCACGGTCGTCGTTCATTGCGATTTCCCCTATAAGGATTTTCTCTGTTTTCATCTTTTACCTCCAAGAAAAGAATGAATGCCGCAGCCGGGACTCGAACCCGTGTTGCCCTTAAAAGCCGGATGCTACTACCCACCCGATGTATTCCCGCTTCCATCACTGCGGCGTTGCCGTCTGTCCGTACTGCCAACCGTCTTTCCGATTTGCCAATCTAAATTGCTATGTAAAACGCTTGCTAAAGGCGTTTGTACCTGTTTAATAATCAAGCTTCCATGTCGCGAGCCTTGCAGCCTCCTCGATATGTCCGCTCTCGATTTTTTCCACTTCATCAAGATCCGCAATCGTGCGGGCAACTTTCAGGACATTAGACTTCTCACGCCCGCTGATGTCCTTTAAGCCCTCTAAAACAGCCTTTGCCTTTTCAGTCAGGGTGCAGAAAGAAGTGATTTCGTAGGGAGTAAGTCTTTGGTTGTATGCCCCTCTCTTACGCTGAATTTCTGTTGCTTTTGCGATTTTCTCCCGCATCTGTGCAAGACTAAGCTGCTCAATGTGGCTTTCGTCAGAAGATTTCACATAAACACGGATTGCGATGCGGTCAATCAGCGGTGCGGAAAACTTATTCCAGTACTGCTCAACTGATTTTGCACTGCAAAGACAAACCCGCTCGTCACTTCCGTAGTTTCCGCAAGGACAAGGATTAGAAGCCATAAGAAGCTGAAAGTTTGCCGGATAAACTGCCGTGCGCCCTGCCCTGCTCAAAGATATTGAGCAAGTTTCAAGCGGTACTCTGAGCATCTGGAGAACAGACGAGCGGAATTCAGCCGCTTCATCAAGAAAAAGAACTCCGTTGTGTGCAAGAGAGATTTCTCCTGGTCTACAATTCGGACCGCCGCCACACATTCCTTCAAGGCTTGCCGTCTGATGCGGTTGTCTGAAAGGCGGAATCACTGACTTTGTTTCATCGCCTGACATAAGGCCAGCGATTGAATGAATACGCTTTACGCTCTGCATTTCCTCATTCGTGAGGGCTGGAAGCAGTTCCGGGAAGTGCTGCAATGCAAGAGTTTTTCCGCATCCTGGCATTCCGACTGCAAGCAGGTGATGACGGCCTGCGGCGGCAATCATCATCGCACGGACAAGCTCAGGCTTCTTGATGCCGTCAATCGTTCCTTCTTCAAAAGTCACGGGAAACTCAATCCCACATTCAGCCGGACGCGCAGGAGCTTTAGGTGCGGTGCCGCCGTCTGCGCTTGTTGCGATGTGCCAGGCCTCGCCAAGAGTTATAGCACGACAAACCGTGATTCCGTCCGGGATTTCGGCATCAGGAACAGAAACCGGAACAATCGCCTTTGTGATGCCGTGTGAAAGAGCACTCTCTAAAGCCGCATAGGTTCCGCGTACAGGTCTTAATCTTCCCGAAAGTTCAAGTTCGGCATAGCAAAGCCATGAATCCGTAGCAGTTGCCACAGGATTCTGCGCGTAAAGAACCGCCATCGCCATTGCAAGGTCAAAACCCGCACCCTCTTTTCTCAAATCAGCAGGTGCAAGCGAAATCAAAACACGCTCCTGAGGAAAGTCAAAACCGCTGTTCTTTATAGCATCTCTCATTCTCTCACGGCTTTCTTTCACGGAACCGTCCGCAAGTCCCACGATGTCTACAGCCGGAATTCCGTGCCTTAAATCTGCTTCCACTGTTACAAGTGCGCCCTCATATCCGAATGGTGAATATCCGTAAACTTTCATTACAAAATCTCCTCTTTCTTTTCCGCGCTGTGCATAAAATCAATATGTTCGACAACCACAAACACCTTTGAACGGCTCTTGCTGTTCTCGTCGTTCCAGCGGTCTTGTTTGAGCCGCCCGACGATTCTCAAGCCGGCTCCTTTATCGCATTTACTCTGAATGTTTCCGGCATATTCGCCGTAGACCTCGCAGTCAAAATAGTTCACCTCCACCGTCATTTCTCCATTTGCATTTCTGTAATTCCGGTTTACAGCAACGGTAAACTTTCCGACCTTGAAACCTTCCTTTGGTTCCGTTATTTCAATACCCTTTACGATGTTTCCTTCAAGAATAAGTTGATTCAGCGGGTTCATTGTTTCCTCCAATTCTTCAAAACTTCTGTCAGTTTCTCCGCGACGGATTTATTTTCCGTCGTGGAGTTGTATTCAGCCATCACGATACCGAAGAGATACTGCACTTCGGCATCCGTCAGCTCTATCGCGTTTAGTCGCTGTACCTCTGCTTGTCCGTTTCCAGAGTCCATTTTCCTTCCTCCGAGAACCATACAGTTGCAATAGAAGCACCGTTCGAGCCGCCGTCAATGTGGCTGTACTCGTAATGAATGCTCATCCAGTAAAAGACCTTATCAACCGGCTTCGAGTAGTCCTTTTCGTAGTAAGGCTCGCTCGTTCCGATTCCACCGCCGAAGTTCTCAACACGGAATTCTTTCCATGCAAGGCAGATAAGCGGTCGGTCCGCAAGGTTTACGCCTGACTTGATATCGATTCGCTGTTTCTCAGCGTTCACCGTATAGGTAAACTTCAAGTCCTCTCCAAACAGACCGTTTATAAGGTCAAAAAGTCCGTTCATATTTTCCGGCTTTGTGACTTCGGCAAAGAGCCGTTCTTTGCGGCTTTCCTTGTCGTCCTCGTAATCACAGCGTTTGTTCCATTCCTCAACGCCGTAGCGTTTGATTCCCCATTCATCGTTTCTGTCAGCTTTTTTCATCTGCTGTTCCCCCGTTTGTTAGTTTATGCTGACAGATTAAGGACTTAACCTTATTCTTCAAGCCTTTTCTTACAATTTCTTGCAGAATAAGCAATTAACTTATCTGTTTTTCCGTCCGCAAAGTCTTTTCAAAGCCTCTGCGGGTCGGAACTTTACAGAAATGCTGGCGGGGATAATGCCGCCGTCCGGCAGATTGCTTTTCCTCTCAGGCACATCCACTACTCGGAAAGTGCCGAAGCCTCTAAGCTCCACACGGTCGCCGGAAGCGACGGCATTCAAAAGCCACTCCACCGCAAAGAGTGCGGACAGTTCCGCATCCTTTAAAGTGCAGTCCTTATGCTCCTTTATGTACGCCGCCATATCCGCCCGTGTTTTCGTCACAGGCTCTCCATCGCAATCTTCTGCTCAACCATCGCCTTTACCTCGTTAGAGTGCGTGATGATGATTGTGTGGCGAAGTTTTGCGGCTTCGTGGCTTGCCTCCAGCATTCTGCAGTAAGCAGTCTTTGCAGAGGCATCAAGCGCACCGTCCGTTTCATCCTGAAAGCAGGTCAGGAACGCAAAACCCGTGTTTCTTCTGCGTATGACCGCGAAAGCGTCATAAATTGCGCGCTTAATCCATACGGCTTCACCGCCGCTCTTGTTTTCGAGCGTTGTAGTCTCGCCGTCGTCCGTGACCATAATCTTGAAGTCCTCTATCTGCTTCGTTTTCTTTCCGCTGCCACCAATGCGCGTGGTCTCGATGCTGATTGAGAAACGCTCGCCATAGGCTGATTCAAGAAGCCTGTTCGCAGTCTCGGAGATTCCGGGAGCAAGCGCGTCAAGCTCAAGTGCCTGAATGCCGTCCTTGCCAAAAGCCTTTGAAACAAGATCCCATTCAGTGCTTTCAGCCTTTGCCTCAACCGCATCTTTCTGAGCCTTTGCAAGTTCAGTTTCCTGGCCTGCAATCTCGGAAAGAGTTTTCTTTCCGGCTTCGACTGTTGCGTTTGTGGCGGCAATCTCAGCCTTGATTGCCGTGTATTTTTCAGTAAGTGAATCAAGTTTTGACTGCGCTTCCGAAAGTGCGGATTCAGCACCGCTATCGCGTTTTGCTTCAAGTTCCGAAACCGTTTTTACAGCCTGTTCAAGCAGTTTTGCCTTGTCCGCAAGCTGGGCGTTTATGCCCTCGATTCTTACGGCGGCGGTCTTTGCAGTCTCCAGTTCCACTCTTGCACGGCTGATGTCGATTGCGTTCATCTTTGAGACTGCCGCATCCTCAGCAGACGAATCAAAGATTTCCTGTTTAGGTCGTGCAGGTTCTTCAAATGCAATTTCCGACATCTCCTGCGTAAGCTCGCTGATTTTCTTGTCGATTCCGGCAAGCCGTTCTTCCTTTTCCGTGATTCCGTCTTCAATCAGCTTGATTGTCTTCTGTGCGCTTTCACGCTTTGCTTCAAGCTCTGCGATTTTGGCAGCAGGGAGTTTCTGACCGCATGTCGGGCAGGTGTCCTTTATCTCGGAAACATCGCGCTCGTGAAGCTTTATGTCGTTCCTTGCGTTCGCAATGTCGCGCTCAATCGCGGTCCGCTGATTTGCAAAATCATCACGGCTCTTTTTAATTTCCTCGCATTTAGCGTCATAAGCGGATTTCTTTGAAAGATACTCAGACATCTTCGCAGAGTTCTTTTCGTTCACCTCGCTGCGCTTTTTCTGCTCGTCGCTGACGATTTTCTGCAAGGCCTCATACTCGCTGATAAGTTTTTCGTTCTCCTCGCGCCCCTTTGCGGCTGATTCGTTTCTTGCCCGCTCTGCTTCAAGTGAAGAAATGTCCGCCCGGATTTTATCCGCATCCGCGCGGGTTTCCTTTTCCTTGAAAGCACGGTCACGCTCTGCCGTTGCCCTTTCCTGAGCCGCGTTCAGTTCAGTGCGGGCGGTCTTTCCATCAGCGGTGACTTTTTCAATCTCAGCCTGCTTTTCTGCGGCAAGTTTCTCAGCCTCGGCAACAGATTTTTCTACATCAGCTTTTCTGCTTACGGTGTTCAAAAGCATCTGTGTCTTTATCTCCGCATCGTGTGCAGTCTGTGAGGCCTGTTTTTCGCGCTCACCCGCCGCATCTGCAAAACGCTGGAGATAGTCGATTCCTGCAAGCTCCACGAAAAGCGTTTTCTTTTCTCCGGCGGTCGCATCCGTCAGATCCGGCAGGTTCTTTGTAGGTCGCTGGGTGATGAAAGCCGTGCGCAAGAAGAGTTCCATAGGTCCGAATGTCTGAGCCACAAAGTCCTCGTAAGGCTTCGAGTTCTTATCAAGACCAGGAACAGCTTCCCATGTCTTTCCGCAATCGTTCGATGTGTAAGCGTAATAGTTGCACGAACCGCTCTTGTTTGCGCCGTCAATCTGAATGAGGCATTTAACCATGCGCTTTGTGTCGCGGTCGCGGTAAATGACCTCACGGAAACTGTCGCGCAAGCAGAAATGGTCTTGCAGTTTTCCCTTGCGGGTCAAAAGCTGCGGATAAGGGTGGCAGTTTTCAATGAGCGTCGTCTTTCCCTTTCCGTTCTCACCGATAAGAGCGATAAGGCCTGAATCATAGCTGTCAAAATCAATGCTGATTTCGTCCTTATGGATTCCTTTTTTCAAGCCGATTGAACCGCGTATTCTAAGGCTTACAAGTTCCCACGCTCCGTGCGCCTTTGCGCTGTCCTTTGAGATTTCTGCATCCAGCTCCGCTATTTTTTTAAGGACTGAATCTTTCAGTTCGATTCCTGAATTCTCCGCCCATACCTTGTATTTTTCAGTAACTCCGGCGGCTTGGGTAATTTCTGCCGCGCGGACTGTTTCCGTAGGAATGTCGCTGATAGTCACGCGGCTTCCGTCCACGGCTCCGTGTTCTTTGAGCTGTGCGAGCAGTCTGTCTTCATCAAGAAGAACGCGCTCTTCTTTCGTACAGGTAATGTCGAGCCACACGCGCTTTCCCGAAAAATCATCATCAATCTTGATATCAGCACCGCCCTCAATCTTCATATTCTGAGGGTGAGGAAAATCCACTCTCTGAACGCGGGCTGGACTTCCGGCGGCTTCCACTTCCACGATATTGAAGCCGGAAATATGTGTTTCGCCGAAATCTTTCGGATAAATGCTTCCGGCATAGTAAGCAGGGAGCGTACCCACCTGCTGTGGCTTGTGGATGTGTCCGAGCGCGTAATAATCCGCACCGATTCCCGCAAGGTCGTCGATTGTAATTGCAATCCCTGTGCCACGCTCAATGGTGCGGTCGTTCTGCAATGAACAGCCAGCGACATCACCGTGGTAGAGCATCACGCAGGGAAGATAAGCACGCTCCCGGCGTTTTGCGGCAAGCATGAAGCAGAGTTTCTGCATTGAGTCGCGCAGGAGTGCTTCCGTCTCTTCTTTTCCAGCCGCACCGTTTGCGAGCAGATACTTTTTCCGTGGCTCTGGTACACCGATAATGACAGCTTTTGCACAAGGCTGAACGCCGCCGTTATCAGGAACAATCTCCGCATCCTCGTCACCTGCCTTTAACAAGAGGTACGATTGCGCCGGTTCAAGAACAGTGATAGAATGTCTACTGTTGATTTTGCGGAAAACCTCCAGAGAGCCGTCGGTGTCATGGCTCGGCGTTCCGTAAATCATGGCTACAGGGGCTTCGTCCGCAATGTTTCGGATTGCATCGATAAAGCCGTTGAAGCCGCTTGCCTCTGTGTTCAGCATTGAGGCATCCCAAGTGTCCCCCGCTATGGCTACCAGGTCAACGGGGGATTTTTTTATGCTCTGCACAAGGAATTCAAGCGATTTCAACGCCGCTTCCTGGTGTTCCTTGCAACAGTGCAAGTCCGCGATATGTGCTACCCTAATCATACATTCACATTCCTTGTTTTAAGAAAATCTTTGATGCGCTGAATCATCGCCTTGCGTGATTCAACCGAAGCGTTGAAGTTGTTCGCATCGAGTTCTTCCATTGCCAGCTTGTACGGATTCGCACCGCTTTTAAGCGTTACATTCAGAAGCTCCTTGTAAGTCTCGCACCACTGTTCAAGAGCCTGCGTGAGGTTATCAAGTTCAGCGTCTCCGCTGGATGCAGCCTGACTTGCAAGAGTTTCAGCTTCACTGGCGGCGGAATCTCTTGAATCAAAAGCCGTCTCTGCACCCTCAAACGAGGCATCAGCATACTCATAGTCAGCGGTGCTTTCAGGAAGCGCAGCTGTTTCAGGTGTTGCAGAAGCGATTGCAGGTGCAGGAATTTTACTTTCCCCCGCAGGAAGCTTTCTGCCACCAAAAAGGCTTGCCACATCAACGCCCAAAGCCTGAGCCGAAGCCATAGCGCGACCTTCCGGTGTCTGCAAGATGTAGTCCGTATTCTGTGCGAAGCGACCGAAAACAAGAGGCTTTGCGGCATCCGCTGCAGAAAAAGCCGTCGGCATGTTTGTAAGCTCGCGGATAACGCGGAGCCGTGCGCCTGTCTCGGCACGCTGGCGGGCTACCTTCGTGTATTCAAGGATTGTCTGTGCGAGTGTCTTCTTGCCCCATCTGTCCTTCTGCTGTTTTGTCTGTGCGTTTAATTCCGTAACGCCGTAGTCGAGCATTGCACGCATAACAGGGTCGAACTCATAAGCCTGAACGCTTGAAGTTCTCCAACTTCCGTCGCTCATTCTTTTCTTTGCCTGCTGTTCGGAGATGTACACCGTGCGTTTTCCGGCAATATCGTCGTCATAGCTTTCAGTCCATGTGCGGCAGCCCTCGTGAATGAAAATAAGGCCTGTAGCTTCGCCGATACGGTCTACAACCTCACGCTTAGGCATGAACTTTCCCGAAATGTTGTAAACATCAGAGTTCGGGTCGTCCTTTCCTTGCGGAAGTCTGAGCTGGATAATCGTCACTTCCGGCTTGTAAAGCGGAGTGACAGCCATGCAGTCCTCTGCGCTCACGAAAGTAAGTGCTCCATTCTTGACTGCACCATTGATTACGGAAAGAGCTTTGTTCACATTCTCGTTCATGCAGAAACCTCCGTAAGTCCCTTTGCCTTGATTACCTCGCGAGCTGCATCGATTGCAGCTGAGAGAGCAGTCTTTGTTTCTTCCACGCTCTCGAACTCAGCGGTGATGTCCCACTGAATGAGACCTTTTGCAGTTTCGGAGAAATTAATTCTCACCCTTTTGTTTGTTGCCTCTGGCATCTGTTTACTCCTTGGCGGTGTTCCCGCCGTTTTGCTCGTAGCATAAGGTTGTGACTTTATTCTTCAAGGCTGATTCCGAAGAATCTTGAAGAATAAGACTTTATTTCTTGAATCCGCCGTATTCACGGCGAAGCCATATCCAGACCTTTTCAAGTTCCTTTCCGGTCATTTCGCTGACAGGCTTTGCCACCACAAGCCGCATCCGTCTGTACAGCATCCGGCTGTAAGTCTGCTTCGTTCCTGGCCTTACCGAAGCAAGATAGTCGTTTATGATTCCGTTGATGTTCTTCCGCAGAATCTTCTCCATCTCGCTTGGCGGACACGGCGGCAGTTCAGGTTTTATATCAACTCTGTTACCACCGCCTGAACCTTCCGCACTGGAAGAAAGCGGGATAATCCACGGACGAGCCTGTCCGTTTCCAGTTCCCTCAGACTTCTCCTCATTTCCGCCGAAAAGCTCATTCTGACCGTCAGAAAGCGGTACAAGCTCCTCGCGCTTAATCATTTCAACGGCTTTCTTGAACGCCCAGTCAGCCGGAGCAAAGACAACCGCCCGCTTTTTTCCGGGAGCGAGCCTGTTTGCCCTCGCAAAGCACTGTTCAAGCCACGGCACCGAGCGAATATGCGAAAGACAGCAGATGACCGCCACTTCCGGCACATTCAAGCCCTCGTAAGCCATCGCAACGGTTACAAGCACCCTGTAAGAGCCGCGCTTGAAGTCGTCAAGATTACGCCTTGCAAGCGGCGTGTCCTCGCTCGTCGCGATTCTTGTCTCATACCCGCAGTCCGCAAGATGCGACCAGTAAGCCTTGGCAATCTCGATGTTGGGAGCGACCACAAGCATCTTTGCGTTCGGATAGTCCGTCCGCATGATGCGGAACTCGTCAAGGGCAGAATCCAGCAGATAGTCCGCGAATTCAGTCCTGAGAGCCGTAAACAGGGCTTTGGCACTCTCCCCGCCCGAAAGCATCGAGGAGCCGTGCGAGCCGTCCTGTTCCTCCCACTCCGCATCACCGTCAACGGTGCGGAACGCAACAGGAAGAATCGCGCCGTCAGCTATCGCCCTGTTCCGTCCGTAGACAATTACACGCCTTGACGGAGAGCCTGCAAGGTCGGGTTTTCCGTCCCTGTAAGCCATGAACGCTATTTTTTGTCCGTCCCCCCGCGAGAGCGTTCCGCTCGCTTTCACCACAAGCACGGCGTTCCGCACCATAGGTGCAAGAGCCTTGTGCCACATAGAGCCGTCAGCCACATGGTGGCATTCGTCAAGAAACAGGATGTATTTGTGCTTCTTGAATTCCGCCTCGTGGCATTCAGGATCTGTACCGACCGCCTGATAGGTCGTAACATAACCGTCAAGGGAGCGCGACAAGTCCGAGCCGTTGTCGGCGGCACGCACCCTCTTGGCTGTATTCCAGCGCGGGTCAGCGAACTCACCCTCGCCCTGATATTTCAATGCGTTTCTCGGAACCACCCAGCAGATTTTTTCCGCGACAGCCGGAATGAGGTTCTCCGCGAGAATCACAGGAACGAAACTCTTTCCGCCGCCGGGAGTCACTGACAGGACGATTTCCGTAATCTCCCCGCCCGCGAGAATATCGCGGCAAGCGTCCACGACAGCCTGCTGGTGGTAGCGCAGCTTGAACTCAGCCATCTACTGCTCCTCGCTGAAAAGACCGGGCTGGGCGGCTTCTTTTTCTTCAAGCTCGCCGTTGATTTTTGCAAGAAGTTTCTTTGCCCTGTCGTCGATGTCTTTTTCAAGCTGTTTGCTCAGCTGCATTGATGCGTAATTTCTGGTACGGAAAAAATCTTTCTGAACCCGCCGCATTTCTATGACCTTCTCCACAAATGTCTTTACTTCTTCATCACTTGCCATTCTTACCGTCCTCCTGTTTTTCCGGATTCTGCTTTTTTACATACTTGAACAGATACCCGCTCTTGGTAGGTCTGCCCGACTGCAACCGCTCGTAAACGCTTGACCAGCCCATGTTCACGCTTGCAGCAGCCTCAATCAGCGTGTCAAAAACCTGCACTTCCCCGGTCTTAAGGCAGATTCTCTTGATTGCCTTTCCAGTGTGCATGTGGTACTTTGCCCGCTTCCTCGTGTTCTGCCTGTTCTCCGAGGCAGTCACCCAGCGCAGGTTACGCACATCGTTGTTCATCCTCGCGCCATCTATGTGGTCTACCTGCAAAGCCGGAAGCCGTCCATCCCTGCCCGTGGGCTTGGGTATGAACATCTCCGCCACAATTCTGTGAACGGTCAGCATCTTCTTGCACTTCGGGAGCGAAACGATTGCATATCCCTTGCTGTTCTCGCTCACATTCAGAAGCGCTCCGCTCGCCGTGTCGCGTATGTCGCCGAAGTTTGAAACCTCATAAAACCCGCAGGTCTGCGGTATCACTTTCCACTCAAGCTCAATTTTCTCTGCCCCCATTTTCTTTCACCTCACCCATTTTTTTCCTGATGTCCTCTTCCATGAGCCGGAAAACATCTCTCAGTGCCTCCCGCACCTCGTCAAAATCAACCTCGCTCATATAACCCCTGCTTCTTTCAGCTGGGATTCAAGGCTTTCGATTCCGTTCACCACGATTCCCACCGCTCCGTTCCTGTTCATCGCGTCAAGAAAGTTCCGCTGACCTTCGGAGACTTTCCCGCCCACAGGCCTCTTGCACTCAATCCAGAGTGAAACGCCGTCCTTTAAGGCATAAATGTCCGAAACGCCTGTAACCGCATGTCCGTTGCAGGTGAAAGAGCGCATGAACTGTCCGCTGGCAGCCTTTCCCGCGCTGTTGTTGCACCTCATGTGCCAGATATGCCGCGCTGTAAGCCACTCCTCGACCTGACGGAGAACGACGGACTCATGCACGCCTTTATTTATGTCGCTTTTTTCGCGGCTTCTTGCCATCCGTGTCCTCATCTCATTTCTCCAATCAGCCTTGCAGCCTCGCTCTGGATGTCGTCCTGTGCCGGAGAGAATCCCCAGCCGTTTTTCATCCAGTCGTTTATCTCACTCTCATAAAACCGGACCGCCGCTTTCGTTCCGGCTCCACCCCGCTTGTGAAACGGTATTTTCTGCTGGCTCACAAGCTGATACACATAGCCTTTTGAATAGCCGGTGATTTCTGCCACACGAGAAACCATAATCGGTCGCTCGTTCAGCCTCACCGTGTCACTTCCCTGCATCTTCCGCCTCCTTTCCACAGGTATTCACGAAGAAGGGCGAAATCAACCTTGCGCTTGAACTCAAAAACGCTCCGTGCGGTCTGAATGTCAAGTTTCTTGAAGCGTTTTCCCACCGGCTTCACTCCGTTGTACCACACAAGGAAATCGCCCTTAATGGTCGCCTTAACGCCCCTGTAGACCGCATAGATGCCGTTTTTGTCCGCATTTCCCTTGCAGTCATAGTTGATTCCGTGCCGTTTCTGCCATTCGGAAAAAACAGCCTCGAAATTCGTCCTCGTGATTTTTCCTTCCGAGTAAGCCTTGAAAAGCCCCCTCGGAAAGTCAGTTTTCATTTCTTCCATGCCCTGCCCCTCCCGCAAGTCAAGTTCCTAGTCCTCGTCGTCAGTCCGCATACGGCGGATTTTCAGATCGTAGTCCAGACTGTTGGTTTCCAGTTTCAAAACACGAAAACCAAGTTTGTCAAAGGCTTCCAAAAGTTTTGAAAGCCCCTCATTCACGGCTCCCTTGCCGTCTTTACAGCAAGTGCCTTTTTCGTTATCATTTGCCAT